AGCCATCACGCTGCCCGCGACCACCGACAGTTCAAACCCCAACGCGCGGTATGTGGTCAGGTTCTACAGCACGAACAACACCCCGCTGGCTTTCTGGCAGTGCCCATCGAGCGCAACTGAGCTACGCCTGCCACCTACGGTCAACAACTGGGCTGACCTCTGCACCTACAACGGCTCGGTGATCAGCGCGCCGAATGCTTCCGCTTACACCAAAGACGAATTCAATCAGATGCATCCGTCCTGTGCGGAGGGGAAGTTGGTGGGCTACACGAGCGCTGGCCTGACGCAGACCTGCATTACCCCTGGTACAGGTCTGCAACTGACCGGCAACACGCTCAACGCCGCGGGCGGCGGCAGCGGCTCGGCTCCGGCAGGTTCGGGCACTGAGCTGCAAATCCGACAGGACGCGATTACACTGGGCGCGCTCCTCAATAGCGCGAGCAGTGGCAGCAGTTTGGCGCTGGGTGGTGCGGTCAACGCCTCCGCTTTGCTCACGCTCAACAGCACGACCAAGGGCTTCCTGCCGCCACGGATGACAACCACGCAAAGGGATGCGATTGCCAGTCCGACGCAGGGGCTGATCATCCACAACACGACGACTGAGCAGTTAAACGGCTATGTCAAGGCGACTGATGGCACGAGCCGCTGGCAGACCCTCATCGGCGACAACCTCACGCTGCAAAACCCGCATGTGGGCGCACCCGACACTGCCATCAGCTATGGCCTCGCCTGGAACTTCGTCACTGCGGGTACCAGCACAGCACCCAACTTCTCGACTGAGGTCGGGCAGTCGCTGGCCATGTATGTGACCAATGGTCAAAACGACATTGACCAGGCGGGCAAGAAAACCTATCAAGTGCAGAGTCTTACGATGAATGCGCGCGGGTCTGGCCAGCGTGTTGCGCGCGGTCTGGCGCTCAACTGCTTTGGTGTAGGGGATTGCATCGGCGAGGACATGACTATCACGATGGCCGGGAGTCTGTCATCGAGCGGGGACGAGGGTTTCAAGTGGCAGCGATTCGCCATCCAAGAACTGAATGGACTGCAATACTCAACCGTCACTTCAATTCCGGCGCAGGCGACCATTAACACCACGCTGAGTGGCGCGGTCACGCGAAATATTAGCGAGCAGCCCGTCCCGGTCGGCTCATCAGCGGGCGTGGTGGCCGGCCAGTGGATGATTGTGGACGACGGCGCCCCAACCTCGACGGGCTACAAACGCTCGGAAGCGGTGAAGGTGACAGCGGTGCCGGATGGCACGCATATCACCGGCGTCTTTACGCATAACCACGACGCGGGCGCTGTAGTTGTTCCGGCGACCGTGCTGGTGGTGAGCAGCACGAACAATTGGGGGCCAGGGCGAACACTGGTCAATATGAGTGCGACCGCCTATACGACAGGCACCGCGCGCTGTAATCCCTGCGGCGATGGCGCGATGATTGTCGGTAGTGGCACATCGTGGGCTAGCAATATGCTCACCGGCGGGACGGCCAACAACCCCGGTGCAATCAGTTTTGAGGCTGACGACGTGACGACTTCGCCGTTCAGCCCAAGTAGCCGCCTGCGTGCGTGGTATCCGATACTACAAGTCAACAGCAGCGTTTCGCTCTCTAACTATCGGGCGAGTCAGGTCGGGCAGGGCGCTAACTACTACGGACTGGCCACCAGCCTGGGCAATTACACAATCCGCCCTGCTGCGCGACTGATGTCGTTCGACTCGATCAACGATTACTTTGCCCAAACTGTCGTCTTGTCTCCGAATAGTTTTACCTGGCAAGTGGGCGACATCGTAGAACTGGCACACTCGACATCGTTCGATGGCGGGGGTGCAACCTGGGACTTCAAAATGTATTTGCCCGGGCAGACGTATCGCGATGGTTTGAACATTCGCAACTCAGGGATGCGCGATTTTGCAACGGGGCTGACAATCGGCATCTATCCGGCGTCCACGCCGCAAGGATGGTGGACGACAGGGGCCGACATCAGCGGGCGCTCTACAGGGTTAAGGGTTGGCAGTGAAGGTAATGCCATCTCAATCAACTCGACCGACAACATTACCAATCCGGCTGGTAAGATTTCGTGGTCTATTGGCCCATCAATTCAGTATTCAAGTACCAACGGGGGGCTGCTCATTGATCCATTTGCTGGCGGGGCGAACAGCTTAGCCTTTAAGCATCCGTCAGTCATCAGCGAAAGCCTACCCCGCGCCGAGTTTACTGGCACCTGGCTCCTGCAAGGCGTTGGCTCAAACAATCCCTACTTACAGTTGAACGGTCAAAGCAGCCGTGTGTATCGTCTGCAATCCGATGGTGCAGCTACCAATGCACTCACTGCGCGAGTTTCCGTTGATGGTGGTTCGACCTGGGGCGATGTTTGGCGCTGGGGCAGTGAGGGTTTGAATGTATTAAAGACGGTCACCGCTACCAACGGCTCGAACTGGCCCAGCTACAAGCAGATCTTTACCGCTTCCATTTATAACGGGTCAGCCGCCGTTGACAAAACATGGTTCTTTAGGGTTGACCCACTCAGTAACTCAGCCAATGCTGACCAGAAATGGAGCGTGTGGCGCCCTACTTCCAATGCGAGCTTTCCCGTCGCCATATTATCGGCTGAAACATCTGGCAAATTCACCTTCGGCATACAAGACCCGCTAGGTGGGGGCATAGAAGCCGTCAGAGCCGCTGTGTTTGACCCGACTGGCATTACGGCAGGGCAGACGCGCACCTACACGATGCCTGACGTTTCGGCCACGCTGGCCACGCGCACGGGCACATTTGTCACCGACAACTGCGTCAAGGTGGATGCCAATAAGAATTTCATTGACGCGGGCGTGACTTGTGGCGGTGGCGGTGGTGGTGGCGGCTCGGTGACGAGCATCACGGCGGGCGCGGGTCTCCAATCCTCAACCACAAACCCCATCACCACCTCTGGCGCGCTCAGCATCGTCACTGGCGGGGTGACGAATGCGATGTTGGCCGGTTCGATCACTGACGACAAGCTGAACACGATCTCGACCCCTGGTAGGGTCAATGCCTCAGCGTTGGGTGGCACGATTGCGGCGGGGGTGTTTCCGACCCTGACCGGTGACGTGACGACGCCGGGCGCGTCGCTGGTGACCACCATCGCCAACGATGCGGTAACGTTCGCCAAGATGGCCAACCTGGCCACGAACCGGCTGATTGGGCGCTCGACTGCTGGCACGGGCGACCCTGAAGCCATCACACCTGGCTCCACACTCTCGCTCGCTGCTGGCACGCTCGACGTAGCCAACCAGGGCATCACCTTTGCCAAGTTCCAGAACATCGCAACCGCGCGGGTGCTGGGACGCTCGACGGCGGGCAGCGGCTCGGTCGAAGAGATCAACATCGGCACAGGTTTAGCGATTATTGCTGGCACGCTCTCCGCAACGGGGGGTGGGACGGCCATCACGGTCAAGGACGAAGGCTCGACGCTTGGCACTGCTGACACGATAGACCTGGTGGGCGCAGGCGTGACAGGCACTTTCGCTGGCACGACTCTGACGATCACGGTTCCTGGCGCCGGTACGCCGACGTTTGGCTACGCGGCGGTGACGGGTGCGACCTACACAATCTCAGGAAGTGACAATTTCCTGAAGTGTGACACATCGTCAAACGCGATCACTATCAGCATCGGCGCGAGTGGTACGGCTGGCCGTCCGCTGAGGGTGTGGAAGTCTTCGACGGACACAAACATTTGCACGATTTCGGATGGCACAAATTCTTATCAGATTTACGCACCTGGGGGCGTCTATGATTTTGTTGGCTCAGGTAGCGCATGGCTGGCTAGCCTTTCGAACTAGCAAGGCGCGGGCGGCATTCATTTCCGTAGAGCTATCGTGAGTGTTGGCTGTGACTGTGAAACCGGCGCGGTGCGGTGGTCTCAGGCTGAACGAGTGTCACATCTGGAATAGAGTAATCGCTATCAACTCTGAATGGAGAAATATCGAATTCGAGTTGCGGGGGACGAGTGGGAACAGGACGCCAACTGTGATTGCCATCCCACCCAATCACCGTTGCGAAAATTGTCCACCGTTGAAACGGCTGCCAGTCGCTAGCGAACACCGCGTGCTGTATGTAACTCCCAGCGTCAGAGCAGCAGTGTTCGGTTTCGTAGATCATTAATACCGGGGCGTTCGGGTTATCCAGGCGAAACGATTTTGCGCCCTTGATCAAGGTGAGGCCGTATCTCTCGCAAGCAAGTTGCACGTCAACATAGTTCGCCTTGTATGGTATCCAAGACAGGTCTTCGGTTCTGCCCATATAAGCTAGCCCTGTGGCAAATGCGCGTCTTAAGCATCCGCCAGACGACTGGCGCGTAAGCCCGCGCACAGTGGTAGCTAGCGACTCGTCGGAGTCAACGATAGGCATGGGAGCTACCTTGTTGGTGCTCGCCACGCCAAGTTGGAAACTTAAGGAGCAGCAAGCGATCAGTAATGCCAGGGCGCTCAGTATTGTGTATTTCATGGCCTAATTCTACCATCTACCAAGGAACTCAGATAATGAAAAAGACACTGATTTTATTGGCTCTTTGCCTGAGTCTCTGCGCAAGCCTTGCTCAGGCTGGATTGGCTCAATCGCCCAGCGGTGAAGCCTTACCGATACCATGGAGCATTGCGCCTACGCCGTTTGGGCCACAACAGGTGGTAATGGGCTGTCTTGTGTATCACCCTGGGGTGATTTGTGATTATTATGAGCGGCGACCCGCGCAAGACCCAGTAGCTAAGTGGTTACGTGGCGTAGGCGGCGCGGGCACGGGCACGCCTGAAGAGATTCCGGTTGCTAGGACGTTTGGCGTGGGTATAGACGGTGGCGGTGGTGGCCCAGTCGCCAGCATCACGGCGGGCGGGCAAGCCGGTAGAACGATTGGCATAGATGCGCACCTCGCCGAATGGGTTGAGGAATCCTACATGGAGAATGGTAAGCTGATTCTGGTCAAGCGCGGCATCAGCACTCCGTCACTTACGACGTGCGCAGGAACGGATTGCTTCGGCGAGCAAGCTTGGAAGGAAATCTATACCGCCAAGGACGGCCAGATAGTGCTTGAGCGCATCATCAGAGGCAAGATTATTCCTGCGCAGGCTGAGCGGGTAGAGTGGCCGGAGTGATGGCTATTACTGTCCAGCTATGCGCTTTTGCACGGCTGAACGCTGTACGCATAGCCGGGCTTGAAACTCATCTTCGGCGCGCTTCAGCTTGGTCTCGAATGTTACAAGACGCTGGCAGGAAGGTAACGAGCGACGAAGCTCAGACCACGCAGGCGTGCCGACCGACACGCTTTCACTTTTCTCCACTGTCTCGTTGCATTGCGATGCTAGCACCCTTGTGGTCAATGTTAGCTCTTCAATGAGTGCCGGGTAAAGCGTTACGTCAGACACAAGATAGGTTGGTTGGACTTCCTGGGAAGTGCCTGACGCAACCAAGATATAGCCGCACAGTAGGACTGTGCATAATGTTGTAATTAGGTGTTTCATTTGCTCTCCTTGTGGCATCAAGTGTGCGATTAACAGCCTGCTGAGTATACCTGTCCACCGAAGCGATAACAATGAAAACTGAACTATTTCTTGTTGCATTGCTCGCAGCTAAATTGAAGATAGTCGTCGTTATTTGGAGGCGGTGTAGGCATAGGGCCAGACCGTAACTTGCCAAAACTCTTGAATCCCTCAGTCTCATACTGACCGACCAGTATGAGACCGCCGTCGATCTGAAGCTTTACTACCATAGCGTCGAATTCTTCATTGTTCATAGTCTGATTTTACCATCACAATGACATTCAAAGCACTTCTTTTCGTATTATTCTCAGTGCTGGGGCTAGCTCTGCCCGCATCCGCCCAATCACGCTTCTTGCCACGGTTGGCTGATGATCCCTTCCGCCCAGCGCAGCCTGTCGTCAAGTACGAGACAATCCGTGCCGCGCGTGTGACGCCAATAGCGGTGCAGAACTCGGTGCTGGGGCGCGTGTTTCACGTGACAGCGTTCGGTGCTAAGGGCGATGGTACGACCAACGACACGCCCGCTATTATGAAGGCAGTGGCTGCCGTGAATGCGAATGGTGGCAGCGGCATTGTTGAATTCCCATCAGGTACGTTCTTGTTGACGCCGGGCAATCCGGCGAGCGATTCAACAAACTTTATGGTGACAGGCTCGGCGGGCGTGATGCTCAACTTCACGGCTACCAACAGCACCGTGCGCCTGTCACCCGCGACCACGATCAAAGTTGTAGCCAGTTACCTCTGCCAGAACGCGGCGGGGCAGTTCGCCTCCTGCACGCAGACCCTGTTTGGCACGTCTGCCTCACCTCTCGCCAACTTCCGCATCCAGGGCAACGGCGGCAAGATCACATGGGCGACCGACACGGAGAACGGCAGCGGCTCGTCTGCTGCGCGCGTGACGGTGTTAAACGGGGCGAATGAGTTTTACTTTTTGCGCGGCAGCTACCGAGATCCGGAATGGCGCGATTTCGAGACGCAGGACTTCCCGCGCAACATTGCTCTCGATGGCGGCTACACTGATGGTAGTGGCAACACGCTCACCGATGCGCGCGTTTCCAACTGCAAATTTACTAATTATGGAGGAGCAGGACACGACTTAAACTCCTACTGGCAGGGGGGCAATACAGTCACGGATTGCCTATTTGAATCGCATCGTCAATGGGCATCACACGAGGTGTATCTTGGCGCGGCCAAGATAGGCAATCGGTTCGTTCGGTGCAAATTCAAGCGGTCAAATGCTGATGCTTCGCTAACTAACAAGTATGCCCTTCAGAGCTACAGTGAGGGCGGTAGCGGGGATGTGGCAGGCTTGTTGGTGGAAGATTGCGACTTTGAGGGATGGATTGCCGCAGTGCTGGTGCAGCATGCAAATATCTCGGTCTCTGGCAAGGTCGTGCGTGATGTCCAGTTCGTCAGATGTAAATTCACAGGCGATGGTACGAACACGGCGATGGCAATGGTGGACCCGAACGATTGTAGTGTCGCTTATTGCACTTTCGATAACTACCTGACGGGTATCAGCGCGACGAACGGCACGGTGAGCGGGAGCAACTTCACGGTCATCCACAACAAGTTCAAGACCGTCAAAAACTGGGTCATTACCGGCTCAGCAATCGCCGACTCCCACGTCACCGACAACTACGGCACTACGCCGATAGTGGGTGGTGTGCTCTTTAATTGCCAGGGCAAGCGTGGCCACATCAACCGCAACCACGCCATCAACGCAGGCGGTAGTGGGACGGTGGGATTTTACATTGCGGGGGACGGCACAGAGGCGGTCGGCAATGAAATCTTCACCGACAACAGTGTCGCCTATACCGAACTCTTTGACTTCCTGTCCGGGGCGGGCTGGACGTTCGCTGGCAATGTGGTCAACTCGAACGCCTCCGGCTACTCGCTCTTCAGTGGCAGTGATTTCAAAATCATCGGCAACACGTTCTCGGAGCGCACCATCGTCGCCGCGGGAGCCACCGGTAACAATCTCGTCTCGGAGAACATTTTCAACGGCTCGCGCGGCAAGCCTGAGATGCGCGGCACGGCCAACTTCATCAACAACGTTGCGATCAATGGCCCTTACGTTGCGACGGGCAGCGACGCCGCTGGCTTCAAGAACGCGCGCGGCAACACTTGGAATTCCTCAAACCTAATTGATACGGTCATTGCCAACGCCACAGGCACCTACACGCCGCACACCAATCTGTATGCGGTGTTTGCGCTCACACTGACGGGCAACACGACGATTGCCGCCTCGGAGACCACGCCGACCGACGGGCGCGCGATTACATTCATTCTCACCGAAGACGGCGTTGGTGGGCGCACCATTACCTGGAATTCTCAATATATCGTCAGTTGCACGCTCTCCACCGGGGCAAATGTGCGCAACACCGTCTCGTTTATCTACAACGCCACGCTGGGCAAGTACGTGCAGACAGGCTGCACGACTGGCCTGTAATTACACAAAGGAACCTATGAAACGCATTTTCTTTCTGACTGTTTTCTGCTGTCTCTCATTTAGCGCCTTTGCGCAAACACCGAACGGCCCCGCAGCCAAACCTGCGCCTACGAAGTCTGAGACTGCGGACAATACGACATATCTGCCTATACGCACTGACAAGCAAGCTAGAGCGGGTGCCGCGGGCGATCAGAGCCTGAAGGCGTATGGCAAGGGCGACGAAATCACGAGCGATCCACCAAAGCTCACCCCTGCCGAGCAAGAGGCGGGCAAGCTCCTCTCAAAAGACATCACCACCGCGCAGCAACTGTTGCAGGCAGCGCAGAAGATCATTGATAAAGGGATCGGTGACGCTGATGTCGAATTGTATATGTACAGGTCGCGCGAGCAGCAGCTCAACATCTTGAAGGGGCTAGACGTGCAGAAGGAGAAATGGTTCGCCAGTGTGTGGCAGAGGTCGGGTTGTGATCAATGCGCGGTTGATCTTAAGACAGGGGCGCTCACGAAGCCTGCGCCAGCCGAGGCTCCGAAGAAGTAACTGCCCGTTTGCGGGGAAGGCCGAGCGCCTGGATGCTGACATACAGACTCAGCGCGGCTAGGCCAAAGTGGAAGGCCGCACGCAGCACAAAGGGCAGGGCCGAAATGCCCGTGCCGGTGTGGGCGTATCCAACGGCGACGAAACCGACGAGCAGGGCTGTATAAAGGGTGCGTGCGTTGGCGAGCGAGACCGTGCCTGCAACAACCAGCGCAAACGGTAGGAATAAAACCACACTGCGCTCCAAGTCGCCGCAGAAACTAATTGGCAGCGCGAGCAGCAGCGCGGCGCAACAGCGCGTAAAGGTTGACATCGTGCCTGCACGCCATGCCCGAAAAACTCCGACCGCTGCTAATAGGTAAATGGGCCAAAGCGCCGTCCAGAGCGTCAGGAGCAACGCCTGCGCTGCGCGCAGCACTCCGAGATCATAGAACGGCTGCAAATTATAGGTAAGGGCATAGCGCAGAAAGTCGCCCTGGGTGTCCACTCCTTGCGGGGTGCCACGCATGCCAAGCCAGACTGCGAGCGGTAACAGCAGAAGCCACAGCAGCGACCTGCGCAGCGGGTAGGCACAAGCCGCCCAGGGCAACAGTAGCAGGATGCCGTACTCCTTGGTGAGCGCCGCCAGACAGACCAGCGGCAGTGCCAACAGCGCGCGCTCACTTTGCAAACAAAGCGCGATCAGGCAGGCAAGCAGGAGTAACAGCGGGTCGGTCAAAATCGGTTGCCCGCCGTAGCGCGCGATTTGCAGCGCCACGCCGAGTAACAACACGGCTTGTGGGAAGAGTGGCACAGCGGCGCGCTGAAGTAGCAGCCAGAGAGCGCAGAGGGCCGCAAGTAGGCAGAGCGGCGTGGTCAGTCGAAAAGCGGTCAGGGTGTCGGTGTTGAACAGTGCCGCCAAGTGTCCGGCCAGCCAGGGCACGACCACGCGCAAGTTGTAAGGTGAACCCACTTGGCCACCTGCGGCCATCAGGTTGTAATAGTAGCTATCCCACCCGACGCGGTGGGAGCCGCCTGCGTAGAAGAACAAGTAGCAGTAGTGCGCCGCGCCAGCGACGAGCGCGACGAATAGCGGCCAGAGCTGGCGGTGTTTGGTCATCGTGTAAGAGCGTAAAGAAATCCCAGAAACAGTGCCAACGCGAGCAGGAAGAGAAGAAGGTCAAGGGCTTGCTTGCGCTTTGGTGTCGCCATTCGCCGCACATCCTACGCCTCGTCAGTCAAAGCAGTCAATAAAGCTATGCGTAAATCTATCATCATTCTGAGCCTGTTATGTGCGCTCTGCTTGAACGTCCACGCGCAAAAAGTCACCTACACGGCGGGCAAGATCGAGTATGTGAATCACGACCCGACGGGCGAAGCCTGCCAGCGTGACGCCGCGCGCAAGACCGTTGACGGAGTAGTTTACACTTGCGCCAATGGTGTGTACGCGGCCATCGGCGGAGGCGGCGGAGGTTCGGGCACAGTCACCAACAGCGGCACGTTGACCTCTGGCAAGGCCATCATCGGCAATAGCGGTGTGCAGGTGAAGGCTAGCAAGCTGACCATCACCGACCCGGCAACGACGGCGACGCTCACCATTGCCGACAACAAGACCCTAACAGTCTCGAACACGCTCACCTTCACGGGCACCGATTCATCATCGGTAGCCTTTGGCGCGGGCGGCACGGTGCTGTACAGCGGCGGAGCACTCGGCACGCCGTCTTCCGGGACATTGACCAGCGCCACGGGCTTGCCCCTGACAACAGGCGTAACCGGTACGCTCCCGGTCGCCAATGGCGGGACAAATCTCACTGCCGCCGCTGACGATAATGTAATGGTGGGCAACGGCACGACCTGGCAGACGAAGGCGCTCACTGACTGTCAAGATTCGAGCGGCAATCACCTTAATTACAACGCCACTACCAACGCCTTCTCCTGCGGCACGAGCAGCAGCGGGAGCGGTCTGACGATCAATACGTCCACCATTACGGGCGGCACGACCACGCGCCTGCTCTTTGATAATGCGGGGACGGTGGGCGAGATCTCGGGGCTTACGTCAAACGGCTCGACCACGCTGGTGCAGACCAGTAACGCCGCCGCCGCCTTCGAGTCTGGCCCGAATGGCTCGACCAACCCGGTCTTCCGTCTCGTCAACAACACAGCGAGTGCGGCCACCGGCCTCTCTATTACCGGCAACGCTGCCGGCTCGGGTGTGACGCTGACGGCTCTGTCCTCTGGCTCCAATGACAGCATCAATATCGTCTCAAAGGGAACGGGGGGGGTGCGTGTCAACAGTGGCGTGCTTACCACCATTGTAAGCGAGGTTAATAACTTTTCCGTTGGCACGCCGAATGGTGCGCGCGTGGTGGTTGGCGATTTTAGTGCTGGCACGCCAGTGCTATGGGTGCAGAATGCTGCCGCTACCGTGACGGGCTATGTCGGCCACATTGACGGCTCGAACAACATAGTATTTGGGTCTTTTACCGCCCATCCGGTGGTCGTCAAGCAAAATAACGTGACGGCGCTGACGATTGACACCAGCGCCAACTTTGGCTTCGGGACGGCCACCTTCGGTACATCGGCGGCAAAGGTGCTAGCCCTTGCCAGTGGCACAGCGCCGACTTCGCAGCCCGCCGACATAGTGCAGGTGTGGTCTTCCGATTTCGCGGCTGGCGATGCCCGGCTGCGCGTCCTGAGTGAGTCCGGCGCACGCATCAGCCTTGGCAATAATGCGCTTGTCTTCGCCACGGGCACGACTGACGACACTGGTATCAAGCGCGTGGCGGCGACGGTCACAGGGTTCACTGATGGCGGAACCTCGAACCTGGGCTGGTATCAGTGGGCGGGTGAGTGCTTCCTGGCGGCAGATGCGACCAGCACGAGCGCCACGCTGGCCAATCTCTCCGGCTGCACGATCTCTGGCCTAGTCAGTGGGCGCAAGTACACCTTCGAGGCGAAGCTGTTCGCTAGCAACAGCGTAGCAGGCGAAGGCGTCAAGATTGACTTTAACGGCGGCTCGGCGACGAGCACCAACTTCATTGCTCAGTGTGAGGGCTTGGACTCCACATTGACCATCAACACTCAAGTGTCAGCACTGAACACGGCATGCTCGGCGGCCACCTTCACGGGCAATGGGTTCATCCGCGTGACTGGCTCGTTTGAGCCGTCCGGGAGTGGCACCTTCATCCTCCGCTTTGCCGAGAACAGTGCTTCGAGCGGTACGTTGACAGTGAAGCGCGGCAGTTCGATTCGGATGTACGACAGTCCTTGATGTGTCTCAGTCTTGAGCGCGTCCGCCTGGTTCCTCTTCTTACCTATATCTCAAATGAAAAGACTTCTTGTTATTGCTAGTTTGTTGCTGGCCGCGCTGCCTGTGTGCGCGCAAGTGCCAGCCAACATCCAGGGCGCGACCGTGGGCGCACTCCCGACGGCCTCCGCTAATACGGGGAAGGTGTACGTCGTGACTGACGGTCTGACGGCGGGCGACTGTGCTGTGGGTGGTGGCTCGACGCGCGTCCTCTGCCGCTCGGATGGCTCTACGTGGACGGCGCTTGGTGATGGCAACACTGGCAGCGGCAATCCGTTCGCAGACTCGACGGCGATCATTAAAGGCAGTGGCGACGCCTCGAAGCTGTTGCGCATCGAGGTGGACGGCTTCACGTCAGGGCAGACGCGCGTAGTTACACCGCCCGACAGTGACACTAAGCTGCCGATTGCCGATCAGTTCTTAACCTTCACGGGGCCGACCGCCGCACGCACCTACACGATGCCCGATGCGAATCGGACGCTTACCAGCACGGCGGATAATCTCTCAGTATTTGCGGCGACGACCTCCGCGCAGTTGCGGGGCGTGCTGAGTGACGAGGTTGGGAGCGGGGCAGCAGTCTTCGAGAACGCGAATGCGACGTTAGGCAATATTACGGTAAGTGGCTGTACGGGGTGTGGTGGCGGTGGCGCGTCTGACGGCTCTGGCACTGAATTACAACGCACTGATGGCGCGGGCGGGTTTGTGAAGGTAACAGGAAGCAGTGTGAGCGGTGGGGCGGTCACGCTAGCATCGCCGCTAACCATCGCTGACAATGCTGCCGTTATATCACTGAGCCTGACTACTACACACACGGTTGGCAGTTATTTGTCTTTTAATAGCGGCGGGTCGCGTTTGATAGGCAACACCGGAAGCGGTTCCGGTGTTGGCGCAGATAAGTTTAGTATATATGGTGGCAGCCATGTCTTTCTAGTTGATTTTGCAAGTGGTGTAACAGGCATCAACCAGACTGGTGCCTCGGCTCAGTTGCACGTAACTTCAGGTTCAGCGTCTCGCGTTACCGCGATCTTCCAGGCTGCGGCAAGCGATTCAGTAGATAAAATTCAAGTGCAAGAAAGCGATGGCACTGTCAAGTTCGCAGTAGACAAAGACGGCAATGCCCTTATTGGCGCGGCTGGTTCGCCGTCCGCCAACGGCGGGAAGGTGCTAGCCTTCGGCGACAATGGTTCAACTAATCCCACGATGGCATCTAACACTGCGGGCATATTTGCTAAGGACGTGAGCGGCACGGTTGAGGCTTTTGCAGTGGACGAAGCCGGAAACTCAACGCAAATATCTCCTCATCGCCCTGGCACGGATCAATGGTACTTCTACAGTTGTAACTCACGCACTGGCCGCTGTGTTGAGGTGGATATGGAAAAGCTGGTCAGGACTGTAGAGAGTAAGCTAAACGTCAAGCTAATGAAGGAATGGTACGAACAGCCCAACTTGTTTCAACCACCTTCAGGGAGCGTGTACAAATGAAAAAGAATCTAGTTATTGTACTGTTACTCTGTTTCAGCCTAAATCCGTGGGCGTCTCGCGCGGGTGACATTGGCGGTGCGCGCGTAGTAACGCCCACGCCCGGTTCTACCGTCACTATCACAATTAGCACCGACGCCAGGCACACAATCGCAACCTGGACGGCTGCGGAGGCCGAGACCGTCAACGTCTCAGGTACGCCGCTGGATGGCGCAACAATGACCTGGATCATCGTAAACGATGCCACATTGGGGCGTGTTATCACGTTAGGCACTGGCACACTCGGCATTGGTATCGTCACTGGCATTATCAGCAAGAAATCAACCATCGCCTTCGTCGCTTATGGTGGAACGTTCCATGAGACTGGACGGGCGGTTGGCCTGTAGTATGGAGGACATAATGTACAAATGGTTCAATGGTAAATGGCAGATGCGTATGCTGGCCTGTGTGATTGGCCTGGTGGTCGCGTTTAGCGGCGGCGCAATTACAGGGCAGGTTCCCACTAACACAATCCTGACTATCAAGAATGCCAACGGTGCGGTGCTCAGTGGCGTCACCTATCCTGATGCTTTCCTCATTGCCTTCAAAGACAGTGCATCAAAGACGGAAATGATTGATGCCTTTGCCTCAGCATACGGGTATCAGGCAACTATCAATGGCTCACCCAATCCGCAAACCAAATTATTATTTGCGGCAGAGAAGCTGAACGGGTACTTACGAGATATTTATAGAGCAGAGCAGATTAGGACGGCTGCCGCCACTGCCAGCGCGACTGCCGCCGCAACTGCCGATACGAAATTTCCACAATAGCTTATGAAACCAGCGATACAAGTTGTTACTCTATGGTTTCTGCTTGGCGCGCTCGGAATGGCGCAGGTGCCAGAGAACCCTAAGCAGGTTATCGTTTCCGGCTTACCTAGTTCGGCGGCTGGCAAAGACAAGGTGTATCTCGTTACCGACGCGAGCAGCACATCGGACTGCACGGTGGGCGGCGGCTCGTTGCGCGTCAAGTGCCTGTCCAACGGCTCGACCTGGCTCAGTCTGACGGCTGATTATGTTCCCAAGTCTGTACAGATCAACGGGAATACACTCAACACCGATGTCACGATCACCGACGCGAACCTCTCCACGTCGGATGTGACGACGAACAACGCCACAGCATCAAAGCACGGCTTCTTGATGAAGCTAAGTGGGTCATCGTCTGATGTGCTCAAAGGTGATGGCACTTGGGGCACGGTAAGCGGCGCGGCACATAATCTGCTTTCGTCCACGCACAGCGATACAACCACTGCCTCGGCAACGCGCGGCGATGGGCTGTTCGCGGTGGGCGCAACTCCAACTTGGCAGCGGGTTGCCAAGCCCTCGGTTACTGGTGGCTATTTCAAGTGGAACGGCACTGATATAGTCGCGTCCACTCTGGCGGCAGCCGGGACAGGTTCTTGCACCAATCAGGTCGTCACGGCTGAGAATGCCGACGCTGCGCCGACTTGTACAACGCTCACGTCCAGCTATGTCAACACCTCGATTGCCCAAACCGGCGTTGACATAAACACCTCACATCAGGTCACAGCCACGCACTTATCCGCCGCGCTGCCCATTGCTCAAGGGGGAACAGCGAACACGACCGGCGTGCAGACCTATGTGATGTTCAGCACGACAACAGCCCCGGCTTGTAGTAACGGCGGCGGCACTACGACATTCATCGGTATAAGTGGCGCGGGTAACACAACGGAAACGAGTGTGTCTCGCTACGTAGTACCCCTGGCTGGCACGGTGAAGAATCTTCGGGTGTGGTTGGGTGCTGGGGTTCCATCAAGTGAAAGTGCCGCCGCGAAGGTAGTTTTGAACGGCTCTGCTCAAGCAAATCCCACTTGTTCAATTGCTGCGGCTGGTACGACTTGCAATGATACGAGTAATACTCTCGCTGTTGTGGCAGGTGACACGCTCAATGTCCAAATCAATTGCTCTGGTGGCACTAGCGCATTAAACGCACGAGCAGCAATCAGCTTTACGATTCAGCAATAAGGCAGAGACAACACCATGCCATTTTGGGACATATTCCGAAACGCAGGTCGGCGTGTGGGCGACTTGTTCGACGAAGAAGAATTGCTGCGGACGCCTGGCATCAATCCAGACGTGCAGCATCCGCTCCGCCGTCCGCTCATCAATCGCCCGCAGGCTTCCCCCGTGCTCGACGACGGCTTGCGCGACGATGCACCAATGGCGACACGTCCTCGCTTGGCCGTGCCACCTGCCGAGCTGGAGACGAGTCCGGCAACGCGACCGCGCACTGTTGCACCGCAAGCTGATTTCAACCCGCAGCCCGCGCTGGGCGCATCGCGCCCGCGCTTCGCGGACGAGTACGACAACACGCGCCACGAAGCGTTGCTCGGCTTGGACGAGAAGGCGCGACAACCGGGTGGACGGCGCAAACTGGCCTTGCAGAATGCGCTGCTTGGCGCGCTGAGCGGTATCGCCAATGCGTCGCGCAACCCTCACGCAGGCTGGCGCGAGATGTTGGCCGGGGCTGCGGGCGGAGCGGGAACCGCCGGGATCGTGAGCGCTGCGCGTCCCGACCTGGGCGCAAACCTGAATTGGGAAATGGTGGGCCGTCCGCGCTATGAGCAGGAGCGGGAGCGGCGCGACATTGAGAGCACGCGCGTGCTGAAGCGGCGCAAAGGAGAGGCCGAACTGGCGACGGAGGAGTCACAGCGCCGCAACTATGAAGACCAAATGACAATGCGTGGGCGCGAGAGTAGCAGGCAGGATGAAGAACTCCGGCTGCGACAGCGGCAGACCGAGCAGCAACTCAAGCTCGAGCAAGCCAGGCTGGAAGCCGTCCAGCGTGGCACTCCCTCGCGGGTTGACCTCGAAGAAGACGATGGCACGGTGAGCACTTACAACATCTTCCCCGACGGCACACAGGTCTATTTAGGTAAAGCGGCGCGCGATCTCTACGAGCGCCGACAGGCGACGACCAGCCAGGCCAATACGCAGGCGCGCATCCAGGCAGGCGACCGCCGCACCGATAAGCAGATAGCTGCTGGTGATCGCCGGGCGCAGAGCCGGGCAACAGCCCCGCGAGCGTCAAGAGCTAAGCCTATAACATACGTCCCGCGCGCAGAGGTTGAGCAGTACGCCAAGGATCGCGGCAAGACCTTTGAACAAGCCCTGTCCGACTTGATGAATCTGGGCTACAGGCTGGCACCAAAGTAACAGTAATGCCACAAGACGCTTTCGCACAATGGCGCGCGGAGCGGCGCAAGACGGGGAAGCCTGCACCAGCCCCGACTCCTTTGGATGATCTGACGGAGTTTGCGCGTGCGCGTGGCGCAACCGTCACGAGCACCAATCGTGGCCGCCACAATCCAGGCAGCGCGCATTACGACAACCGGGCGATTGATGTGCGCACACGCGACCGCTCGCCCGCCGAAGTCGAGGCGTTGATGAATGACGCTGAGTCTTCGGGTTATGCCGTGCGTGACGAACGGCAACGTCCGTCCGGTCAGCAGGTCTGGGGCGGGCCGCACTTGCACCTTGAAGCGCAGGAGCCGCCCGACGACTTTGCGCAGTGGCGCGCAGAACGGCAACGCCCGCAACCTCGCAATGAGCCGCAGATAGGCCCGCGCGTCGCACAGCCAGCGACCGCAACCGATCCCTTTGAGCGGCAGCAGCCTGTCAGCATCGGTGGCCGCCCGCTCGTCACCCCAACACAGCCAGTCAAGCTACCCGCTGTTAATCTGCGTGAGGCGCGTCGCCAGGCTCGTGATTTTACCGTTCCGCCCGAGCTGCAATCTCCCACTCCCGAACAATTCCAGAACGAGTTACAAGCTACGCGCATCCAGCGCGAGCAGGCACGGCAGGCCTATGTCGCACAGCAACAGGCCAAGGTCGCAGGGCAGGGCAGGCTCGCAGAAGCCGGGACACGCTTCGCGCGCAGCGCAGCTAAGTCAACCGTCGCCCCGTTGGAGATGATCGCTGCCAGCCAGCCGACGGAGATTGGCGAAGAGGCGGTGAGGCGAGCGTCCGGACTGCCGCAGCTCGATACCGCGCTTGATGAATACTTGCCGGTTGATCCGAGCAAGCGGATGACGGCCAATCCGCTTGACCCGGACTTCTACTCGGTCACGATCCCGGAGGTCGCGGGCAACGTTGTCCCGATGATCGCTACCGGTAAAGTGCTGCCAGGCGGGCTAGCCTCGCGACTTGGCGCGACGGCAACCGGGATGATGCAGGCTGGGGGGCAGGGCTACCGTGAAGCGCGCGAATCCGGGGCAACCCGCGAACAGGCTCAGCGCCACGCCGGAGCCGAAGGCGTGATCGCTACGACAGAGATGCTGGGCGGCCAGGCGGCGCTCGGCAGTGCAGTGCGTCCCGTGGCGCGCGAGGTCGCTAAGGACATTGCCAAGGACGTAGGCCAAGAGGCTTATCAGCAGTGGCTCTCGAACCTCAACGCGGCTGATTACTCGAAGATTGACCCGCAGCGCGGCGAGTTCGAGGACGTGCCAGTCAGCGCGGTGGGTGGCGCACTGGTCAGCGGCGGGATGAACGCTGCGCACGCTGGCGCGCAACGTTTTGCCGGGAATCGCGCACAGGCCAGAGACACCGCCACCGTGCAGCAAGAACCCCTCGCGCCGCCACAGATGCAGCGCACGGGCCAGTTGCGACCCACGCAGGTTGTCCCGCGCGCACAATTGGAGATGGCAGCCAGGCAGGGCACAGCGCCGCAGGCTGCACCACAAGCCGCACCAGGAGCCGAGGAAAACCCGCTCGAGGCCTTCTTGCGCGAGCGGACGGGGAAGCTGGCTGAAGTAGCGCCAGCCGCTGAAGTAGAGAAGCCCTTGAGTGCGATTGCGCGCCGCAAGCTCGCGCAGGAGCAAACACTGCGCGAACGTCAGACACAGGCTCAGCAGAGCAATATGGATGCTGCTGATCAGCGCGCGGAGATGCTGCGGCGCGGTGATCTGGCGGGCGCGGCTGACCTACTGGCCGGGGAACTGGAAGTCATCGGCACGCAGTTGAAGGATGCGCGCAAGCTGGGCGATGTTGAGATGCAGCGCCGCCTGGTGGTATCGCGGCAAGCTGCTGAGCGCCAATATGACGAATTGCAGGCGCAAATCAAGCAGCAACAGCGCGCTGTACGTCCCGTGGCTCCGCCCAAGGCTGCCAGGCCACCCAGAGTGCCGCCGAGCGCCGAGAACGAGCCTCCACAGGTACAGCAGCGGGCGAACGCGCCAACGGCTGAAGCGCCGCAGCAATCGGGCAAACTGCTCCGCTCGGTGGTCAACCCCGAAGGCGGGGTGCCTGTCGTGCAGCGGGCGACGCCGAGTTTTGAGAACCTGGCCGAGCGTGAGGGTCGTCGCGAGTTCAACAGCGAAGAACTGGAAGGGAATCGTAACCTCTGGCAGTTCGTGAAAAAGCAGGGTGGCGTGCAGCGCAGCGTCGCCAATCGGGGCGAGTTGAGCTATCTGGTCGGCAGGGAAGGCGGTGCGCCCGGTGTAGTGAGCGATGCCGGGCTGCCAGTGGACGAAATGCGGCGCTACGCGAATGAGGCAGGCTTTGGGCCTTACGAGACCGAAGACGACTTCTTGCAGGCGCTGCGGAGAGGCCGGAACGAGTTTTCAAACGCGCGCCGTGTGAGCCGCTCGCTGGCTGACGAAGAAGAGGCTTACTACAGACAGAAGGGAAGCGCGGCGATGGAAGCCCCGGAGTCACCATCGCCGCTGAGTCAATGGGAAGTCCGGCGACAGGCTGCGGAAGACAAGGCTGTCGACCTGCGCCAGCGCATGATGGATGTCAATGACCAATTAACGCAAGTTGCAGTTGGGCGAGCACGCCTCTCGGACAGCGAGCAAGAGAGGTTACAACATGACCACATCTACCTAAAGCAGCAATATGCAGAAGCTCAGCAACGATTGCGCGATCTCGAACAGGCAGAGCCAGGCGAGCACTCGCCCCATATGCAACAAGAGGCTGAGTCCTTAGCGGGTGTAGTGTTTACACCCAGTAAGCCCGCCGAACAAATGACGCGGGCTGAATGGGAAGCGCAGCCTGCAGACTGGAAGCGCAAGAACGACCATGAACTTGCCATCATCAAAGCCCTGAAGCACGGCCAGTCTGTCCCTGGTGAGGTCTTGGCAGGCTATCCACGCCTAAAGGCACGCTATGCCGCCCTGCTACAACCTGCAGAGGTCAAACCACCCACCGCGCCACTCGATTCAGCCTATCGCAAGCTTGGCACTGAAGATGCGCAATCAATCAGCGATCTCTACGCCCGCGCCGATGATGTGCACCGTCGCTCATCCACGCCGGAAGAACGTGCGCGCGCACAACAGGCGCGTGAACTGGTTGGTTCACTGACTGAGGCTGAGCGCCGCGCGGTTGCCGAAGTCTTACCGGAGCGCCGCTTCTCGCCCGTGAAAGAGGCAGACCAGCCGAACTACGGGCGCGCCGTCCAGGACATTGCGCTTGATGAGGCCAACCCGCAAGAGTTGGCGAACTTCGAGAGCGTGGCGAACTTCTTTGACGAGATGGCAAAGGGTAGCGCCGCCTTGACGCAGGATGAGCACGCCGCCGCGCGCCAGCAGTTAGAGCGCGCTGCCGAACTGCACGCCGAAACGATCACGCCGGAGCAGCGCCGCATAGCCACAGGGCTGAACGTGCTACTGACCTCGACAAAGGGCGATGCGGTGCGCTTCCGTCAGTTGTATGATAAGCTTCACGAAGGAGAGTTGACGCGCAATGAAGCCTACACGCTCAAAGACATCGGCAAGCAGTACGGACTCGCAGCCGTCTACCTTGACCACATTATTGCCGAAGGTGGAAGACGACGAGCAGACACAGCGGCGGCATCATCGCGCGCTGAGCGACCTGTTGAGCTTCGTCGTGAAGCAACAACGGGCCAGCCAGTCGAACGTCCGGCCAATGCCAGCGCGCAGCCTGCGTCCGGCGAGCGAGGCCGTAACACCATTGCCCGGCAAGGTGCTGCCAATGCGCCCGAAGTCGTAGGCGAGACCTCGACTACCGAAGCCAACCCAGCTAGTCAGCCCCTACCACAAGAGCAGCGCACCGTTGTGCACGACAATCCCACCATTCACGGCAAGCCTATTGTAGCTGAGACTGCCGATGGCCGCGTGATCGTGCCAAATGAGGCCAATAAATCGGGTGTGTCAGTGGTGAAGGATCAGAGCGGCAATCTACCAGAGCAGGGGGCAGCCTTTGGCGTGCGTCAATCAGGCTTCCCTGATGGTAGCTGGTACGTGACTGATCAGCACGGCGAAATTGTCAGATTTGGCGTACCGATGGGCGAGCTACCGCGCCGCTTCAAGACCAGTGAGGCTGCATTCAAGGCCGGGGAAAAGTGGGTTAAACAACAAGATAAAATCCGCGCCGGGCAGAAAGAAGGGCCAGCCTCTCACCCTGACGCCGCCTTTATCGAATCTGTCATCCGCGAGCAGGGCGGGGAAATGCCCCGCGCCAATCTCATCCGCGAGTCTGGCCTGGTGCGCTCACGCGCGAATCCGGCGCTGGCAGCGCTGAAGGCTGAAGGGCGCGTAGTGGAAGAGAACGGGAAACTGCGTTTGGTAAAAACGCAGGATATTATCCCATCTGCCCGCCAACCAGGGGCGGAAGGTCAATCCGGTCAACCAGTTCTCAATAAGCGCAACCCCGAAGCCGGAGCCGTCCGCCTCGGTGGCCCGCCGCGCATTCCGCCCAACTTCGACCTAACCAAGCACGCAACCGACATTGCTGCCCGGATGAAGCGCGAGCGCCGCAGCAAGGCTGAGATGGCGCAGGCTGTGCAACTACTGCGACACCTTGAGGCTGCGCAGAAGGCCAACGATGCAGCAGCGTTCCAGGCTGCCCACTCACAACTCCGCACGCACGTCGAAGGCGGACCGGTCAAGCGCGCCGTCGCAACCGGCGGGGAAGTCCTCAACTTCGCGCGAAGTTTGATGCTCACGGGCGATTTGCCACACATGCGGCAAGGACTCTTTCTGACCGTGCCGCCGCGTTACTGGAAACAGGCAACCACTGATACCGTTGAGGCGCTGCACAATGTCCGCGACGCGACATTCAAAGCTTTCCGTAAGATGCTCGAAAACGCCCCCGCCGCGAAACTCGGCACAAAATACGATCTCTACCTGGCCAGCAACGGAATGGCGGAAGAGAACTTTGCCTCCAAGTGGGCGCACAAGTTCTTCCTCACGCGCAAAGTTGAGCAGGTCTACGCCTCTTACCTTGATCTGCGCCGTATTGATGCCTTTGAGCGAGCGGCTCGGCGCATTCTGCGCAACACGAAGCTAGGCGCGGAAGAGAAAGAAACGGCGCTGCGTGATGCTGCGCGCGCCATCAATATCCTGTCCGGTCGTGGGCAAGTTGGCGAGACGGTCGAGAGCGCGATTCCGCTGCTCAACAAGATTCTGCTGGCCCCGCGTTACACGATCAGCCGCTTGCAGATCCCGACACTGCTCCAACCGCAGAAGCCGGGCTACCGCGACGCTGTGCGTGACTTGGCCGAAACGAGCGCCGTGCTGCTCAGCCTGGGCGGTCTGGCGGTGGCAGCCGGTGTGGCCAGCACGTCGCTTGATTACGATGACCCGGACTTCCTGAAGCTGCGCGTGGGTAATAAGGTTTACGACCTCTCGGCGGGGCTAGCGCCGGTCGCCAAGATCGCCGCGCAAGTGTCGGAGTGGGCTTGGTCGCAACGGCCTAGCGAGACGCGGCGCGAGCGGAAGCGGGTTTCAGAAGAGACAGTGAGCGACTTAGCGCGCTTTAGCCGCGGGAAGTTGTCGCCTGCGGCTTCGCTTATGGCTGACGCGTTGAGCGATTGGACGAACATGGCAGGGGAGAAGGTGACGCCCACCAAGGCAGTGCTCGACCGCGTGATCCCGCTCATCTTGCGCGACACAGCGAATGCCTGGCAGGCGGAAGGGCCGGTCGGGGCGGCGGAGATCTTCCTGCCGGCGGAGCTAGGCGTGGGCACGGCAGTCTACCCGCAATCGCCCCTGCGGCAATCAGCACTGGCGGGGGATTTGCGCCGCTTTGATCTACCACGCGGCAACCTCTATCAGAAGGCAGGCGAGCCGAAAGAAACCTTCAAGGAACGCCAGCAAGCCTATGGCGAGATGTCGCGCGAGTTCGCACGGAAGCTCGCAGATGCACCGACCTACAAGGCTGCGCCGGACGAAGAGAAGAAGGCCATGTTGGGCTTGCTCGGCGAGCGGCTCAAGGATGCGAGCAATGAAGTAGAGCCAGACCGCGCCAAGCTGGAGCCAGACCGCATTCAGAGCGACGCTGAAGCGGCAGAGGCTAGGCGACGGAAGAAAGCGGCGAGTGAGCGGGGAAGGCTGCGGTATCAGCCGGAGCGGTGAGCTATTATCTGTCGGGAAGGTTTAGGATACGCCCTTACCATCTATCTCATCGGCCACAGGCCGCATTCGCCGATGCTCGGCAAATAGTGTTATGGCGTGCTCCCAACGCAGTGAGGGGCCGATATGAAAACCAAAGCCACATGTCGTGCAGACGTATTCGGTATAGCCTTTTTCTTTGTGCAATGATTTACGGTAGGTATCCAACGACAGAGAGGCAACGCCGCACGCTGGGCAGTAGGCGAGTCGGGCAAACTTGCTGGTTTTGGATTCTTTCGTATAATGCGACATTCCTTAGTCCCACCATCCGCGTAGGTGCTTCTTCAGCATCCTGCCAAGATAATCAATGTCCTGCTGTGCTAAATACTCAGCATGCTGCCAGACATAAGTCCGCCGGCGCGATGACCATTGCGGGTAGGCTGCGTGCTCGTATCCCGCCAACTCCGGATAATCATCAGCTTCAAGTCTACGGCATAACTCTGACACGATAAGTAGCTGCTTGGCGCTGCGCTCCGAGCTGGTCACCTTGCCGTGCTTTTGATGATGCGTTGCCATTAATCGTGCGGCGGTTGAGAGCATATCCATCAGCGGAGCATAGTCACAAGTATCAAAGTGCCAGACAACGGAACGGAAACGCCAGCAGTTGCGCAGGCCCACATACAAACACCAAAGCCGCCAGCGCATAGCTGCATAAGGACGCCACCCTTCATGGTTGAATCCGAGTAGACGGCGCAGCTTGAGCCTCAGCGAGCGCCACTGTGTTGGCTTGCTTCTGGTGATTATCTCTACCGTTTTTTCCATCTTTCATCCTTTTAAGTTGCAGTTCGTTGCGCTCCCGATTGCACTGCACGCAGCTTGCCACCAGATTCTCCGCTGTAGAATTGCCGCCTAACGCGTGCGGAAACAGGTGGTCAGTAGTAGCCTGATACGCCGTGATGGTTTGCCCCTCGCCGTCCACATAGCGGAATTGTCGGCCAAGATCACATAACCCGCGCCGCCGATTTTTACGCACGGAGGCCACTGTCTTGATGATCCGTCCGCACCAAAAGCAGCGATCACGCTGCATCATCAGCAGGAAATCGAGGTGACGCCGAGCTGTCAGGCGTTCATGGCGAACCTGTTTGCTGCTGCAATGGACTGTCATAACAATGTGAATATAGCACAGGATGCCCGTCTTTATTGATCGAAATGCGCCTTGTCTATGGTAAAATACTGTCCACATCGAGGACGCACACAGCAGTGAGGCCGTCCGATCAGCAAGCTTGCGGGCTAGATCGTGAGCCGGGGTAGTTTGACAAAGTAAAACGAGCACGATACGCCGAAGGCCGTCAGGAAGAAAGCAAACTTACTGCTTAATCCTGACGGCCTTTCGTTTGCCGCGAGCCAGATAAATGGCATAGGCAGGTGTCTAAGCTACCTCGCGACGTTGCGCAGAATACGCCTTGACTCAGCCGAACGCAAGCCAGATAATGCGTCCCGTCTAAGCTAATCAGATGACTATGGCGATCACACTGCCAAAACTGAATAACTTGACCGCGCTGGCGCGGCGATACCTTTGTGTCTGCCCGTTGGCGTGTTTATGGCTCTTGAAGTCTGAGCAATGAGCAGTTGCATACTGCGCGGTTGGGGTGGAAGGCGAGATCACCGAGAAATCAAGCCTCCGGCGGTTTGCGAGTCTTGCGCTTCGGCGCTTTCACTCGCAGACGCCAGCCGAACGGGGAAGCCACCCGGTCAGGTTCAGCGCGAGATTCAACCGGAGCGATAATCCGGCCAAGCGGGCGCGCTGAGTATTGAAAACTGTTACGACTGCTTAGGCCGTTCCTCTGGCGTTATGCTCGCCAGAGTCTTCCCGGGCAACGCCGTGCTACTAGATGCACTCACCGCCGCCTGCGTCCCGGTTGCAACTTGGTCTCTTGAAAGAATCGGCTAAGGTGGTACGGATAGCCTGTGAAATATCGGCAAAGCGGCTCAGACGGGAAGCTTCTCCACACTCGTAAGGTAAGACCAAGCGGGAAGGGCGGCGTTTCTCTACATGTGATTATTGCGGTGGTAACGGAATCTCAGCCGGGAACTCATCAGCCGGCCTCCTTCCTTATTCGTCCTCTACGGAAAGACCGAGCGCGCTACACGCAGCCAGCGCAATCTGTTCGGGCGTGGCAGGTAAGAAGATGCCCACATCCATACAACTCAATACGTAATCAAAAATCTTTTGCTGTCCCACCCGACCTAGCCCTAGGGCGTGGTAAAGTTCGCCAAAGAAGCGCAGCCAAACTTGATGGGCTGCGTCTGCTGGGTCTGAGGTACGCGGGTACAACCACGCAACCAACTTAGCCGCCGCTTCTCGGTCGGTAAAGAAGGCGGGCACTATCTGAGGGTACATCTGGTCTGGCGGTAATGGCTTAAATAATGCTGACATGCTCGCGCGCAGACGAGCCTGCTCTTGCCACTCCTGATTGTTTGGAGGCAACCCCCAACCTTCGCCCCATTTGCTGCCAATTTCAGTCCAGCCCATCTTTTGGGCCAGCGCGGCGCACGCTGCTGTTCTGCTTATCTTCTCGCTCATTCTGCTCCTTTCACTTCACACAGGAACTTAGCCTGCCTGGTCTTTTCCTGGCCGCACTTGCAACGATACGTGGCGACGCCTGTCTCTTCGTCGAAGGCGACCAGTTTCTTGAATCTGCAAACGTGTCTTCTTTTTCGGGTAGCCATTAGTTTCCTATTGCGGCTCAGCAGGGGAGCCATTATCTGTATTCATCTTTCCAAGCATATCCAGTACGTCCGATAATGGCTTTTATGTCCCAGCGGCCTCGGTTGTCGGGTCTTGGGACTGCTTAGGTGTCGGGTTCAGGGCAGTGTCAATCCACGATGTGAAGCCATTAGGATTAAGGCCCGCGCTCGCCGCCAAATTAGTCAGGCTGTCTTTCGCGCGCCGCAACGCCTCATCCTTCACCGTGATTTGCTGGCGCAGTTCGTCGCGCTCGCGTTCAAGAGCAAACCGCTGCGCCTCGAGATCGAAAATCTTTGAACGCAAATTACCACCTCGCGCGGGCGTCCTGTCCAGTTCCGCTTTCACGATTGATAGTTCAGCCCGCAACCGCTCGCACTCCGCCAACTGCTCGGCTTGGGCGGCAAACTCGACGAGCGCATCACGTATCAACTCGCAATAGGACTGACCGAGAAGGATGCACGGCGTCTCGCCAAGCAGTTGTATATCCAGATCGGAGCGCAACGTGTTGAGCCTTTTCAGGTCTTCGTCATTCATTCACTCCCCCTCTTTCCCGGCCCGCAATGAGCCGCGCTCGGTCGCCACTTCCATCATTTGACGCAGCTTGCGCTTCTTGGCTTCTATACGGTCACGATCCCCGATAGTGATGGGCAGACCGAGTTCCTGTAGCAACTCGACCACTCCCAACACATCATCCAACTCGATGGATAGAACCTCCACGTTGCCGCGCCCATCTGGGTACGCACCCTTAACGGCGAATCTATTCACCTTGCATGCCGCCTGAATGACCTCGGCGCACTCTTCGTTCAGGCACTCCAATACGTGCTCAATTAGGTTCATTTTCCCTCTTTCCCGGCCCGCGCTTGGCGGGCTTCTGCTGCTTTTCGATCACCTGCAATAGGTAGATCACTTTATCTACAACCTCGCCGACCGGCACGCCCAACGCGAATTGAGCGTGCGCATCTTTAAGCCACATCGTGGTCGGATTATCTGCAAAGCCCCTTCCCCCGCCGAACGACGGAAACCTGTCGGCAATGAGCTTCACGATGTTTTGACGCTGTTTTTTAGTTACTCGCATTCCGCGTTCCCTCCCTCGTCTGCCTGTTCCCCTTGTAGTGCGAAGGCCAGCAGACACGCACGCCCACTGGCCCCTTGCGCCATCTACTGCGCCCTACTCTTCGCAATGTCTGCCTCAAGCTGCGTGGCCAAGCTGTAATCGCCCCGCTCTCTCAACTGCGCGATTTTCTGGTTCAGCCGGTCATAGCTGACCGGAAGATCAGGCAGTTGATAAGCCACTGCCGGAGCGCCCAACACCACGTTCACCACACGCAAGCCAACCGTGCCGCCGCTGGGCTGCTTGCCTTCGCTGCTCACTTGCAACCCTAGATGTGGGCTGAAGCAGTTCTTCTGCCACGCCCCCGCAACTGTGCGCTCACCACATGTCACCTTGAACGGCAAGCCAGGCCAGTCAGCATTCAGGCCACTGCGGCTGTAGGTGGTCGCCGGGTAGCCGAGAAAGTCGAGCACTGCGCTGCCGTCGTGTGTGCGCAACTGGCCGTGCTGTGGATCAATCCACGTCTTCAGGTTCAACGTAACGGCACCATCCGGCTTTCGATGCTGCTGCGTTTCATAGCTGCGCCCGTCGCCATAGGTAAAGCGCCGGAACGTTGAAGTGACGACGCCATTGGTGGCGAACTCCACATCCACCGTTGACGGGAGAGCGAACTGCGGCGCGGATTGTGCGCGAGAGATGCGCCAGCCAACTGCCAGCGCCAACAGACAAATCGAAACAGCGAGCAATTTCTTCATGGGTAATCTCCTTGTGTTAGTTGTTACAGGTGAGGCTAGGTGAGTATACATCCGGGGCAGGTGCTACAGCACCCCATTGTGTTCCAGCCGGGCGTTCCCTCACCGCAGTCATAAGACATCACCTCGCAGCCTTCTGCCAGGGAGCAGCAGCCGGAACAGAAGGTGGACATATACCGGCAACCCGCTGGCGGCGCCGGAAAGCTGCAATCGGCGTATTGTGGTGCGGTAAACCACACCAGCGCCGCGCAGAGTAGCAAGGCGAGTGAGAGGAAAAACGTTTTGTTCAACTTCATTGAGTGATTCTCCTTTTCGGGTTTTGAGTTAATCGGGGCTACTAAGATCGCTTAGCAGCGCTATTGCGCGTTCCGTCCAGGTCGTTTCTTCTTCAGCTTTCCTTGATACAACCGACAGCCACACGGCTCGGCGTACACACACTTGCCAACCTGCACTTTGGTTATCTCAACTTTGTGAGTCGGGCAGATGTCGTTCTTGATGTCTTCGAAGTGCGCTTTGATCACGGCCAGTGTGCGCGCCTCGTCTGCTTCTTCCTCTTCTTTAGTGGGATAAGAAGCTTCAGTACAACACAGCCTGGCCATCACTTCTTCGCCCAGCGGCAAGCCGTGCGGTATACATGGATAAGCCAACGCGTACATTGGAGCGACAACGCCATGATCAGTTGGTTGCGCGACGGATTCATAAGGAATGCCTTTGTCGCACGTCTTGTTAGCTGTGCCGTTGAAATGGCGGCAGGTGGTTGTTTTGAGCATTAGGCGTCCTCCGTAAGCTGGGCAATCAATGCCTCAAGCGTGAGAATGCAAAAGCAGGCGGCAAGGTGAACTCTGTAATCATGCTCCCCGGCTAGCGCGATTAGCTCAGCGTCGCCTGCTAGGTCTATGGGCCACAGTAGATTCATCGGCATCTTCCCGGTCGGAATACCCCAATGCATTCCATAGATCATTAGTTCACCTCTCTGCTTTCGGTTGGCACGTCGGGCAGTTCCCTACTGCCCACACCCCGCACTCCGCGCACACGATCACGCCCGGTAGTAACAGAGCGAGGCCGTGTGCGGTTGCTTGCTGTCTGACCGCTAAGCCGTCTTGTCGAGCCTGACTGGTAGCCTGCTGCAAGATGCTCAGCGAAGCCTCTAAGTCTATCGGCCTCGTCCCGGCTCTGTTGGTGACGACCTTTGCCGCGTCGCCAGGCGAGTCGTCTTTCGACGGCGGGGGTAAGCTTCCCGCCTGGCCTAATAACTCGCTCTCTAACGAAGCGGAGCACATATCTGTAGTTTCCGCGTCCATCCTTTTCAACCCTCCATAATTCAGCCCAAGCATCATCTTCGGGTATTTGATTTTCTGCTTTATTGTTCCAAATAACCGACAGGTCTAAGTCTTCTGTTTCCAATGTGATGATTTGCCCGGTGATTTCATCGGGTATTTGCCTGATTACATCCCCGCCATCTGCCAGAGTAGTTGAAATACCCTCAAGCCTAGCGCCAGGCATATAATCGCCATCACCCAATGCTCCCATGATGTTTTCACCGCGGGTGGCTGGTAAAAGGGACGCAGGCATCCCATCACATAGCCCACCAGTGCGATTAGTAAGAGTGTCGCTTTTAGTCCTGTGTCCATTGCCTTCCTTGCTCAGCCCAGAGACCAGAAGAGCGCCCGTATCATTCCTATTACAGCCAGTACCGCCGCCAAGATCAGCAACTCTCCCAGTAGTTTGTTTTGCTCGTCGTCCATCCTGGTCTCCTTCCGCCTCACCCCCAGCATCAGGAATGAGGCGCGTTAATTTGGGCGCTGGCCCTCCCTCTCTTCTCCATTGATGTACTGCGGCAGCGGCTCAGTGTGCCGCTCTCCCGCTCTCCCGCTCTCCCGCTTCCCTACTCCGGCCTGTGCGACCGGTTGCCGCCGTGAAGCAACCGCAAAGATCACCATCGCCGAAGCCAATTCAAGGAAGGCGAGCAGCGCAGCATTGACCGCCACGTCATCACCGAACATCCGGTCGAGCGGGGTAGCCTCGCGTGCGCTCATCCCGATCTGGCGCGCGATGGCTTTGCTCGATGCCCTGGCCGCCGCCGCCATCCCAGCTTCGTACTTGCGCACCTGGGCAGAGTTGAAGGACTCGACGCCGGCAGCGCGCACGCCGTTGTACGCGAGATAGCCAGCGTTGGCGGAGCAGATGACCGCGAGCACGACCTTCATGAAAGTCTCACCAGGCGTCTCGACGTGGAACAGGTAGAGCGCGGCGAGTCCCGCAATCGCTGCCGAGACCGCCACCCAGACGCCAAGCTGCGCACCGTAGACCCACCACGCGGCAACGCTGATGCCGCCGACGAGCAGCGTGTAGATCAGCAGGAATACCACCCAATCAAACAGTGTTCTGCGGTTGTCACTCACTTGTTTCCTCTCCGGCACCATGGTTGTTGTTAGTCTTGCTTTGGCGCGAACTTGCGCGGAAACGGTAAATCCCAATTGTCTACGACCCGTTGCCAGTCCAGATCGTCAGCCTCGGCATCGGCCTGTCCGACGCGGAGAACGCTAGCGAATTGCTCTTGAATGTGCGGCAGCAACATCGCCTCTTTGGGGAACATTCCAGCAGACGGCAAGCTTAAGAAAACGCTCGTTACCGCGCACTCCAGGCACATGCCGTTGTCTGATTTGCGCACCGGTCGCGCTTGCTGGTTGCCGGTTTTTTCGGCTACGCATTGCTTGCCACAGCGCGGGCAGTTTTTAATGTTCATCGTTCTCCTTGTCGGCACCATCTTGTTCTGTTATTGCTTCGACCGCCGCTTTGATAAATTCCGCCGCTGTTTGCGGACAGATTGCATTGCCGTAGCCCCGCAAGAGTCCCACCCTGCCGGGAATCCCATTAGCCAAGCACTGAAGGCTGGATTTAACGCGCCGCGCTTTTCCGTCGAGACAATAGACGAGTTCGTAATCACTCCACGCGCCACCACATTCAAACTGACCGTTGCTTTTGTCCCGTCCGGTCGCCGCCCCGTCAACGTCGCACCCTTCGCCATTTGTGAGCCGTCTGCGTTGGCCGCCGTCGGGGTGGGCCATCCCCCTAAGATAATCCCCTGTACTTGATCTTCCAGTCTCGCCTGGCCATCGCACGCTCTCTCCGGATTCCCGTTGCCGCCGTTGTTCGCTACGCGGGGCGTCCCCCAACCAGCCAGCGTCACTTGCTGGCTTAGCGGAACACCCGTATCCCAAGGACGGGGCGGCTGATTGCCTCTTGCCCCGTCCTGTGCTGTTGGGCTGCACCAGCCCGCCAAGACTGCCTGGTCTGCCAAGTTGATTTGATGCCCGCTCTCCATCCTGGCCAATGCTTTTGCCGGGTCCGCGTAATCCCCGCCGCGCTCGTTGCTGTCCGGTGAACGCCATCCAGTAAAGCCGCTGTCTGATGTGGGGCGCGCCGGGTTCACAATCAAATTGAGCGTAATTGCCGCTCTCGACCCACCATTCTCTAAAAACCTCTGCTGCAAGTTCTCCAAGCTCGCCGACGATAGCTTCAGCAATTCGCTCACCGACTGTATCGGTTTTCGTGCCTGTGCCCGCAGCGCACAAATCTGCGGCCCCGACTCCATATCCCAACGTTTCCAAGTCAGCGCGTACTCTGGCGAGCCATCTACGTCCAAGCGGGCTTGCAGTTTGCTCTCCAAAGACGATTGCAGGCGCGCACTGAGCAATAAGGCTGCGGAAGTATGGCCAGAGGTGGCGCGGGTCTTCTTCGCCGCGCTGCTGGCCGGCTTGGCTGAAGGGTTGGCAGGGCGGTGAGCCTGTCCAGACGGAGCAGTTTGTGGGCCATCCGGCGAGTCGAAGAGCTTCTGACCATCCAGCAACGCCAGCAAAGAAGTGGCATTGAGTGAATCCCATAACGTCCACTGGTCTGACTTCTTGAATATCTCGCTCATCAACTTCACCATTAGGAATCAACTTCGCCTTTATCAATTCGCGCAGCCACGCGGCGGTTGGCTTGTCGTGTTCGTTGTAGTAATTCATCTTGTTGCTCTTCATCCCGGCGCACGTCTTCGTGCGCCAGCCAGTCGGCGCTCATTCTGTTTTCGCTCCAACCAAGCTGGCGGGATCGGCGCAGAGGTTGAGCCAGTATTCCTTATCTGCGAGCGGCATCACCAGGTCGGCCTTGATGGCGTCAGCAAAATCAATCTGGAAATCAACCGGCAACATTGCCTTGCGAATCACAGCCACGGCATTGTTAGCGAATTCCTCCAACTCGCCGCCTTTCAGAGCGCCAGCCTGGGCGAGCAGGTCACAGGCACGCTCAATGCCGTCGTTGAAGATCGCGTTGTAGAGTGGGTTGTGCAGTTTTTCGATCATGTGTCCTCCTTTATGCGTTGCGGTCTGCCGGTTTCACGGAGGGCATCTGGCAAACGCGCAAATCCAGCGGCCATTCGCTCCAATCGCCGCCCTTGCGGTCTTCGTACCGATACTTGAACACCAGCTCTGTCTTGAAAGAGGAGGCAGGCGGGATCATTTCAATCGGATTTGCGCCAAGCTGCTTCACAAAGCAAGCCACGTCCTGCGCCTTACACTGCGCGACGATTGAACGCGCCCAGCGCAGATCGAATGGACGCGCACCGTGGCCAGATTCCCCGCCAACGATTATTTGACTTAGCCAGCTAGCAGCTAGCTCCAAATCAATTTCGCCTAGTAAAGGTTCGCACGATACGAACCAGACAACGGGCAGATTCCACAATCCCGGCTGGTTCAGAATCGCCCGCGTCCGCTTGTCAAACCATTCTTGATTTTCTGCTGTGAAGCCGAGCCAGACATTCGGATAAGTTGCGCGGCTGAAGTCGGCGGGCAGGCAAGATAAGATTCTATCGGCGCGCTTTGTGAGCAATTGCCAGTCAAGCCAGGGAGTCGCCTTTATCAGCGGCCAGAGCTTCGCCCGTTCTTGCTCAATCGTCGGGTGATCCTCGAACACGTCCGCCATACTTGAACAAAACACCCGACGGCGAACACCCTCACGCTCAGCCTTCGCGTTCCATTTCAAAGGCTCGCGCCAGTGCTTTTCGCCGAACGTGCGCCGCTCAGCTTTCGGCCCCCAGCCAACGCCGTAACGCTTTGCCCACGTCTCTGCATAGCAATGCTCGCAAGCGGGAGACATGCGAGTACACCCCCAGGCAATGTTAAAAGTGTGATCCGTCCACTGGATTGCTGTTTTCTCTCCCATTTAAGTAGTCTCCTGTTCAGCGCGCTCGCAGAATGCGCGCATCGTCTCGATGATGCGGGCGGCGAGTTGTTCAGCTTGTGCGAGTTTCATTACTTACCTAAAAGCCAAACCCGATGTTGGTCTGGCAGCGTTGCTCGATCAGCTTGATGTACTCAGGATTGAGTTCGATCAGAATTGCGCGACGACCATTTTCAATAGCGACCTTGCCGGTTGTACCGCTGCCCGCGAACGGGTCAATCACTGTGCCGTCTTTTGGACATCCAGCAAGAATACAAGGGCGTATCAAGTCGGGCGGGAAGGTGGCGAAGTGCGCACCTTTGTAACCTTTCGTCGTGACGGTCCAGACGCTTTTCTTATTCGCCATTACCCCGCCACGCGGCGAACCGTCAGCGTTGAAATATCCGCTATGACCCTGTGACGCCGGAGCGCCGCCCGCCATCTTTGGCGTCCATTCTTTGCCTGACTGTAGGCGCGTATCCGGGCATTGTTTGTTGCCGCCGAACTTCACCGCCTTCATTGCGCCATTCGTCTTACCCGGCACACGATCACTGCCCTTCTGATTCTCTACGTCCTGAATTAAGCGCGCCGCACTGGTGTCTTTGATTGGCTCTTTAATTGATTCCTGGTCGAAGTAGTACCGCGGCGATTTGCTTAGCAAGAAGATTTGTTCGTGCGATTTTGTGCATCGGTCGGTAACTGATTCGGGCATCGGGTTCGGCTTGTGCCAGATGATTTCCTGCCGCAAATACCAGCCATCAGTACGCAGTGCGAAGGCAACCATCCAAGGGATTCCGATGAGGTCTTTTGCCTTCAGGCCTCGAGTGCCACTGCGGTCAGCCATTGCTGGCTTAAATGTCCCGTAACGATCTTTGCGGCGCTTGTCCAGCGCCTTCGCACTTGTACTGCCCGCTGCAACGTAATTACCCCAACTGCCCGAGTAGCTATCTCCAAGGTTCACCCAGAGTGTCCCGTCTGTGCGCAGAACGCGCCACACTTCTCGGAATACCTCAACCAATCTAGCAACATAAAGCTCCGGCGTTTCTTCCATACCAATCTGCTCTTTTCTTCCGTAATCCCGTAAACCAAAGTACGGCGGACTTGTGACGCAGCACTGCGCACTGCCAGCTTCAAGCTGTGACAGTTTTTCGAGCGCGTCGCCTTGAAGAATAGTGAGCAGGTTCATTGCTCCAGCGCCCCCTCCCAAGCTTCGTTTGTGACTCCGAGATACCACAGCAATACCTCGCGCGCTTTTTCCCAGCCGTTGCACACGCACACGCAGTAGCCTTGCTCCGATAGCCTAGTAATCCAGTTCCGCTGTGATAGGCTCACATCTGAAGCAGTGGCGCTTTGGCGCTTCAGCTCGATGTACAGGCCGTGAAACCCGCGCGCGGCGACCGGCAAGAAAATATCCAACACTCCGGCTTTAACGCCTTCAGCGCGCAGCTTGCCTGCTACAGCCTTGCGCCGATGCCCCCCGTTTGGGATAGCGTAAGCAAGATCGAGCGCGGGCAAGGTTTGCTTTTGTCCTTCCATCCAGTTGAAAAGCATTACCTGCTCTTCGTGCTCGGTTGGGCATTTGCGCCGCTGCTCACTCATCTCTTTAGCCACGCGATCAATCCCCGCACGCCCAACGGCGGCAGGAGACAGACCGGGCACCTTACGCCCAAACTTCGCTTGGTGCGCGGCGGCAAGCTCTTCTGTGATGCCGTAACTTCTGCTCATTGGCTAGTTGCCCGCCGAAGTTTCGCCAAGCGCGGGCAGTAGCTTCTGCACTTGCCCGGTCAGATACATTTGCTCGACAGCCTCTTGAGTTTCCTCGTAAATCGTCTTACCACTTGGCAATACGACGAACGCATAAAACTCCTGTTCAAAACTCACTGTGCCGTTTTCGACAAGATCGAGCTTGGCCTTAATGCCGAGCGCTAGGCTGCGCCAGCGCTGCCGCGTTGCCTGCTCAAAAGCGGCCTGCGAGTAATATGTGTCGCGCACGGGCATCTCTTGAATGTACTTGACCTGGCGATTTTTCATCTTGAACTGAATCAAGACTCGGTTGTCATCCCAGCCGTACATGAAGCCCGTTGCACCGTAGCGGATCAGCGTGCGCTCTATTTCGGTGCGCGATTTCTCAGGGCTGACTTGTGTTTTTGCTGCAAACTTAGCCATTGGTCTTTCCTTCTCCTGCTTTGTCCGGCTGGTGCTCGTCCAAAATGCGCTCAATGTGGTCACGCATCGGCTCTTCGGCCCAGCCGTCACCACTGTCTTTGCCTGCCATCCAAAGAACCAAGCGGTGCGCACGTTGGCCATTGCCGTCCGTGAAGAGGTGATGCGCGATTTCGGTTGCTAGGTCATGGTTATTCATCGTTTCACCGCCTCGCGTTGCTCATTGGCTTCCTGCGCCATCTCCGCTCTCACTTTCGGCGCGCACTCCCAGCAGTACCGCATTGCCTCAATGATGCGCTCGCAATCAATGCAGACAGGTGCGAAGCATTCATCGCACTCGTCCAGGAACCCGTCACCTTCGTTACACGTTGGACACATCGTGTTCCTCCTGCTGTTCCGTTTCTTGTGGTGTCTCGGGTGCTGGCGACAGGTCGCACTCCGGCATCTTAATTGCCGTTTGTTTAATTTGATGTACCTCGCACACTAACTCGGCGACAACTGAATGGCGCGTGATATTACTCGCCCCGTCTTTCACGTAGACTTCCATTTCATCAATAAGACCATCCCCGTTGTGGCACTTCATATCGAGGTACTTTTCGGCAGCGTCTTGGGCGTCCCGCGCGTGAATCCCCCTGCACCATTCAATCTCATCAAACTCCGCTTGGGTAAGCTCACTGATCTCGCGTTTGTCTTTATGGCCAAACCACTCCTTACGATTGACGCAACGAAATAAAGGCGCGCATTTGTGGCTCCCCCGCCAATCCCAATCACCACAAGAAGAACATTTGATAAAATTCGATTCGCTCATAATTTTCTCCGCCGTGTTTTGTTGTTGATTATTCGTGTGCTTCTTTATCAGGTTGCTGCTCGGGTGCGCGCCTCTCGGCTGCCCGCTCCGCCGCGCGTGTTATCGTCACTTCCAGTCCGTCGTAAGCAGCCTTTGGTAAGTCCTGCCCAAGCCGGAGGAGTAATTCATCCGGCGAAATAAAAGTCCGCGAACTTACGCTGAATGCAGCGCGGATAATGTCGTCAGCCTTCGTGCCAACCGGCAGCGCCAACTGGCCGCGCTTGATTTCCAGCCACTCCATTAGGTTTTGATTGCTGAACAGATTCGCCGCTACTACTTCTTTCCAGAATTGCCCATGCTCGCCTTTGGCAGGTCTCAGCTTCGGCTCTTTCTTCGTCCGGCTCTCTTTCTCGGTCAGCGGCTCGCCGGTCTTATCGCCCTTCTGCACTTCGACCTCGAATACAGCGTCGGGTAAATCGAAAAACCTAGCCGTCTGCACACGCTCGGAAAGTGGTGCATCAAAGCGCGCCTTGAAGCGCTTACGCCCGCCAAGTGCTGTTTTGTGCGGTGGAATGCTGGCGCGGAAACGAATAGCCGTTGGTAGATGCGCGTCGTGTCGCACGGTCAGCGTGAGCAGTCCGTTGCCGCAATCAAAGAGGCGTCTGGCAGCGAGCACGTGAGATTGCTCAATTACGAAGATCACGCACATTTCGCCGTCACCGCCCGTCAGGTTGCGGTCGGAGTTGTCGAGCTTGGCGTTGAAGATGATCGGTTCGCTCACTGTGTTACCTCCCATAAAGCTTTCTGCTCAGTTGGCGCTTTATCAACGCGCGGCCTGCTCTCTCGACTCCAAGAGCCACCACCGGCAACCCCCAACTCTTTGTAGCCAGCAGCTCGCAAAGAAGCCCCGCCTTCGCTGGGCAGCGTGTATGTGATCAGGCGGCGATAACCCAACGCGAATACAGCGCGACGAACTGCGCCAAGTAGGAACGAGGCGGCGTTATGCGTGCCATCAGTGCAGAGCCGCGTGAGTTCCATCGTCCAGCCATCGTCAGACATGCGCGCGGTTGGTCTACTGACCACTGCCACGCCGACGACTTTCTCGCCGTCGCTCGCTCCGACACCGAACTTCCAGCCAATCGGCGGTAAGTGATGACGATGGTGTTGCGCGATAAACGTGCAAGCCTCGTCAAAGTTGATTGGCTGTAGTTGCAAAGCCATCGCTAAAACATCCCCACTGCTGCTTTGCGCTCACTCTGGTAAATCTCTTCGCAATCAGCCCGCCTGCGCTCGGAGTCGCGGAAGACGGCGTTGCGAATGTCTTGCAACAACGTGAGCGTTTCTTGCTGGTCTTGTCGCTGCGCCAGGACAATGCGCTCGTCCAGATAGTCGAGCATTTCCGTTGTACTACTCATAGGTCGTTGTCCTTCCGTAGATTTTCAAAGCTTGCTGACACCTTGTTAAACCGCAGTTCGATCTTGCCGGTTGGCCCGTTGCGGTTTTTACCAATAATCAAATCAGCCAGTCCGACGCGCGTCGTTTCGGGTTTGTAGTATTCTTCCCGATGAAGCATCAGCACGATGTCTGGCTCGTATCCACCGACATAGGAAACGTCATTCAATGTCGGCGCTTTCACGTCCTGTCCTTCGGTTTTATTGAGCGGCAGAATTGCGATCAGTGGCGTGTTGAACTCTTTAGCGATTGCTTTTAGTTCTTGCGAAAGCGCCTCACAGCGAATCTTCTCGCTCGACTCTTGCGCGCGACTCGCGCCCGGCAAGCGCATCAGCGAAAGGTAATCCACCAGCACGAGCGAGAGCGGCTTACGCAGACGGCGCAGCTTGGCTCGCACCTGCATCGGTGAAAGCGCCGGACGGTCATCAACGGTGAGGTTACCGATGCGAGAGAGCACGACACGCGCCGCGTTGAGGCGCTTCCACTCTTCGGAACTCAGTGTGCCTGTCCGAAGTCTGCGCAAGTCAATGCGCGCTTCTTGTCCGTACCAGCGGTTCACGACCTGCTTTTTGCTCATCTCCATCGAGAAGACCGCAACCGTCTTACCTTCGTTGGCGGCGTGCTTGGCCGCATTCAGTGCCGCGCAAAACGCGAATCCGCTTTTTCCCATCGAAGGCCGACCAGCCACGTAAACCAACTCGCCCGGCTCAAAGCCAGCCGTCAGATAGTCCAAGTCGTAAAAGCCAGTAGCCGTCCCGATGATTGATTTATTCGCCTCGGAAATCGTAATTATCTCAGAAAAGCGCACGTCGGCCATTTCCTTAACCGACTCCCACGTATCACGGCAACCGGGCAATTCCAGGTCGTAACCGACGCGCTGCGCCCGCTCAATTACGTCCTCAACGGATTCAGATTTGTCATAGGCAATTTCCATGAGGAAGCGCGCCTGTGTGAGCACTTCGCGCCTAAGCGCCTGCTCTTTCACGGCACGGGTGTAGTTGTCAATGTTCGAGAAACGCGGCACGCCGTCGTAGAGACTGCTCAGGTAAGCCGGGCCACCAACGCGCTCTAGGTCGCCCGTGGCCTGCAATTCGTTCTGCAAAATCAGTGGCTCAAGTGAGTGGCCGCGCAAGACAATGCGCCCCATCGCCGCGAAGATGACGCGATGACTGTGCAGTGAAAAAGTATCCTCTGGCTTGGCGTTCGGGCCGACTGGTAAAGCCGCCGCAGTTTCGGCATAAAGCGCTCCGCCGTCGAGCAGGAGCACGCCGAGGATCATCCGTTCAGCTTCGCTGTCGTGCGGTGCTACTCGTTCGAGTTGTGCGGAATTATTCTGTGACATCATCGCGCTTCTTGTGCTTGCCTTCGGTTAGTGCCGCCGTGCCGCGTCCTGTCCAATCGTCGTAGGCGGGGCCAGGTGGGGCGTGTGAACCGTTTCGCGCTGGCGCTCTCGCTTGATCCCTGCGCCAAGCGGTTAAATCGCGGACAACGAAATTCAGGGCGCTTGTTCTACTTCGCCCGGTGTCGAACTCGCGCAAGTCGGCAATTGTGAATTTTGCAAGTTGCAATTCTTTGGCGGCTTGTTTTATCCGACCGACAACGCTGTAGTGCCTGCTGGTTTCCGCTGTGATTTCAGCCAGGACGCATTCAAACTCCGAAAGCTGACCAGGTAGGGTTTCTTCGCCGAGGAAGTCAGAGGTGCACTCTCCCTCTCTCTTCTGACGGTCTTCCTGACGGTTATTCCTTATATGCGTGTCGTCTCGTTCACCTTTTATGTCGTCAGCTTCACCTTTTACGCTCCCTAAAAGGTGAACGTCCTGCACCTTTTCTTGGTCTAATTGGTGAAGCTGGTTCACCTTTTTACCGTCTAAAAGGTGAAGCCCGTTCACCTTTTCTGTCGTTTCGTTCACCTTTTCTCCGGTCAGTAAGAGGCGATAGCGAGAGCGATTTCCGCGCCCGACTCCGCGTTGTTCGCAAACGATCAAGCCTGCCGATTCCAGGTGCTCGACGATGCCGATTGCTCCGCGTTTTGTTATGTCACAGGCTTCCGCAATCATGGTCATTGAAGGGAAACAGATACCCTGTTCATCCGCTCTTTCAGCTAAAAAAAGCAGGACGAGTTTACGTTCGGACTTGAGTTTTACGCGCCATGCGGCGTCTCGGTATGCTCTGCTCAATGTCCGCTCCGGGAAGGCTAAGGTGATGGAACGAACAGCACGGCCAGGTAGAATGGCTCGCCGTTCTTGGGCCTTGCCTTCAGAGTTGCTACACAGTGAAGACGCAGACGCGCGAGGCGGCGAGCCATCCGGCATGAATAAACTTGTGCGGATATATTTGCAAGCCTGGTGGGCCACGCACGTCTTCCGCGATCATCACTGTGTAGCGCGGACAATATAGCATAAATCCGAGATATGGTGTAACGAAAAATGCGTTTTAAGCCAATAAAGACGCGGGTTTTAGTGCGATTGCTCGCACGATTTTCGTGAGAAATGTTCACCGAAATCACCGTGAGATGTCACCAGTCCGTTGGGCACCGTGCGGGCTGATGTAGGGTTAATAGTTTCGCTCCTGGTGGGAGCGGCGTTTTACTTGAACAGCACCGCGCGGACTGCGCAGTCTTTGGCCTCCAACAATTTGCGTAGGGCAACCGTGCGCTCTGGGTTGCGCGGCAGAGCGGCGCCGATGGTGACAGTTCCACTCTCCGGCACGTTGTCGCCTTTAACGATGGCGTGCGCTAGGTCGCAGAAAGGTTTGCTGATTTCCTGCAAATGAGGGGGCAGGTGCTCATAAGCGAAGAATTGCAATAGTGGTTCGTTGGTCGGTTGGTTCTCAGTGTTCATAGGTTACCTCCTTGTTGTTAGTTCGAGAGTTACTCTGACCAGAAAAGCACGTACTCGATCAATCCGATCTGCTCCAGGAGGGCCTCGTCTTCTGTCTCGTTAAACTCTTCGCAGAGCGCGTCGTGCTTGGCGATTAACCGTTCTCGTTCTTGAATGGACATGAGTACCTCCTGGTTGTTGTATGGCCCGCCTCCTCCCAATCAACACAGCGCGCCGCGCGGGCTAGACGGAGCGCCGATCTTGCTAAAAAGGTATTTCGTCGTCGTCATGTTTGGACATTCGCGTTGCAGCGGTCGCCGCCGCTGGCTTGCTGCTCGGCGCGCGCTTGGCCGGTTCTCGCGTTTCCGCCTTGGCTGGTTGGTCTCCCTCGCCGCGCTCGGTTTTTGCGCCGATGAATTGCAGTTCGGTGGCTGTTACTTCCAGCGACGAGCGTTTGTTGCCGTCGCGGTCGGTGAATTCCTCCAGGCGCACACGGCCTTCGAGGTAGACCGGTTTGCCTTTCGACAGGTACTCACTCGACACTTCCGCGAGCCTGCCCCAGCACGTGACGCGGAACCATGTGGCGACTTCTTCGTTTTCGCCGTTATTCTTGCGGCGCTCGGTGGTGGCCACGGAGAACTTGCAAATGGCTGTGCCTTGCGGTGTAAACTTCAGCTCGGGATCGCGGCCTAGATGGCCTATTATGATGATTTTGTTGAAAGATGACATGCGTGTTTCTCCTAGCTTAGCCTGTTATGAAGTTCGTTAATTGCCCGCTCTAGCGCGCTCATCGCGTCTGCGATGTCTACCCACCCGATGAACCGCTCACCGTCTTCGGCCTTGCCGTAGGCATACTCTTCAAGTTCTGGGTGTAACTGGCGCAGTCTATTTAGTAGCGCTTGGTCATTCTTTGCCCACTCTTCGCGCTCCTGTTCAGACTGTTGCATTCGCACCATGTCCAGATCGTGACACTCACCGCGCAGATGGAATCCTGGCATTAAGCAGCGGTCTGGAAACTCGCAGCCGAATAAGTCGTCTTCTTCGTCGGGCGCGTCGAAATAGTCAGGGCCGCGATAATCCAAGTCGTCAGGCTCGAAGCCGTGCATTGTGTCTGTGATGTCGTCGTAAAGCTCAGTCTGCATACTCGCGCCTGCCTTGGTTAAGGTTTGTGATATAAATAAAGCCCCAGGCCGAACTTAGCTGCTGCGCGCCGCAGTGCCATTGATTCGGCGTTGCTAGAAGGGTCTCCGTACATCCGCTCGCCCTCTTCCGGCTCTTCCTCGGTGCCGGTGGCTTCGCGGTAGACAATCCCTTCAAGACAGGGAATGGAAAGCCGCACCGTCAGAACAAGCCGCCCTTCCGTGTTCCAGACGGTCGAGCGCACCTCGTAGCTCCAGCCGGCGGCATGGAGGTCGAGGTATTTCACGGCGTGATACCAGGGGATGAAGCTTATCGCCCTGCCACCTTTGGTTTTCTGTTTTAAGTGGCGCTCTTTAATCGGCTGAGACAGGTCGGCGATGATTGCAGCAAGGGGATGCAGTGCCGCAGTCTGCGTTAGTGACTGTTTTGCGTCCGCGTCTTTCTTCCATTCCGCGTAGTGTGGCGGGCAGAAGCCTTCCCGCGTTTGGCCGGTATATTTACATTCTGCTACTTCGCAGGTTATAACTGGGACTACAACTTGAGCTTTCATAGTGTTCCTCTCTATTCCTCTTCGTCGAAGTGAATCGTCAAATGAATGTCCACTCCCGCTACCTTGAGCGCCAGCAGCGTGGCATCCGGGAGCCTATATAAGACTCTCGCGCCGAGCGTCGGGCGCAACAGAGCAAGAATCGCTTGCTCGATTGCACGGCGTTTGCTGTTGCTCATGCTGCCTCCGTCTTTCTCCGTTCGTTCATTTCCTGATAGCCGCGCGCCGTTTCCATCGCCGCCTTCGTGCCGTGGATTTGCCAGATGAGCTGCACGCAGACGCGCTGTAGCGATGTGAGTGTGATCATTGCTGTCAACAAGGGGATCGGATATTTCATTGAACTTCCGTGTGTAAAAACGCGGGGCGAATGCTTGCGCGCCCACCCCGCCAAGACGCTGGATTGGTGCGGATGTGATTCGCGCGTGCCGAAGTTGAATCGGCTTAGGGCTAGTAATTCCCCAACTAGCCTTAGAGTCCACACTCACGCGCGAGCAATGCGATGACAGCCGGTGTTTAGCCGCTCAGCTGACCTTTACAGATGCCTCTGTACCTGCCGGTAGCTAAACGTCTCAAGGGTCAGCAATCCGACTGCAACCGCAATTTCAAAGACCGCCCGGCGTGGAGCGGGACAAGCTCACAGCGCCGGGCTTTCCGAGCGGCATCCCGCGCTCGGAAGATGAACATTCTTACGCTCGCATCAGCGCGTATATAAGCTTGGCCTTTGTTGGCAGGCCCGCCGGTGCGGTATAGACGTAGATTTGATTAATGCGCTGGCTGCGCTCAGCTACCGTCCCGCTGATCTGTCGCGGGCATTTCATTCCGCGAATGCCGTTGGTTAAGCGTACCTGGATTGTCGTCAGCAGTTGAACGTCAGCAGACCTGGAAGCCAGGAGCAAGAGTCGCTTCACTTCATCAAGCGAGAGCGGACTGTAGGCGCGTTTGGGTTTGCCGTCGTATCGTGCGCCGCGCTCGTGCGGGCAGCGAGTATCCAGCAGTTGGTCTTGCATTGGTTCTCTTTTCATATATCGAACCTCCCATAACGCTCGCCTTTTTGTAGCAAACTTGGCGCAACCATCACGGCTTTCTCGCGCTCGTCTTGCGCTGCTACGATCTGCTCGAAGTCGAGCGATTCGTCATCGTTCAGTTTCCGAACCATTGAATCGAGAAATGCCTTCGCTGGCGATTGCTCAATCCTTGGCGCGTGTGACCGTCGCCCCTTGTCAGTCACCGCAGGCATCGTGGCGGCGCGCTCAGCACGAACAATCTCGTGCAGTAGCAAGCTGACCTTGGCTGCCGACTCCTTGGCTTGCTCGAAGCGCTCAGCGGCGACGTGTTGTTCGAGCGCGTCGAGGTGCATAGCTAGCTGTTGTTTCAGGTCAGCGGTGTTCACTTGGCTACCCTTTCCTGTGTGGCGGCGATTGGTGCAGTTTGTTGAAGTTCGGCGAGCAAGTCGCGCGCGGCTTCTAAAATCATAAAGGCTCGCATTTCGCCTTTGTCTATCCATCCAGTGCTGTCTGTTGCGCCGTTCCGCGCTGATCCGGGCAAGTCGGTCTCGCGCTCAATTAACGACAGGAGATCCTGAAGTATTTCTGCCACCTTCCCGTTCTCCGCATCGTTCCATAGCTGCACAAAACGTTTTGCTACCCATTCATCTTCGCATTCAGCCAGATGCAAAAATAGGCCGCACTCGTTGTAGATGTGATAGCGCGTCACCTCTTGCGCGCCCGACACAAAGTCCCGCTCGGTTTCTTGTTGATAGCGAATATGTATTGGTGTTTTTGCTTGTTCGCTCATCTTCTTTACCTCCCTCTACGTTGCCTTTCAGCGCAGCCCTTCGATAAGCCGCAGCGCCCGTTCTTTGGGCTGTTGCCGGGCTTTTGCTTTTGCAATCCACGCCGAACGCAGCGCCATCACTTCAACCTTGAGCAGTCGCACGATGGTGCGTTGGCCGTTCACCACGCGCACTCTCGTTAAACTGTCCGTGCCCCCCTTGCCGTCCCGCACTGTGTTTGGCGCGAGCGTTAAGATTCGCCCTGCCTCGTTGCAGTCAATAAGTTCATCCGGGTCGTTGAGCGGTGCGGCCAGTTGGGTTTTGAGCTTGGCTTTCATGGCGTGTCTCAGTCGCACCCGCAGGAGTGGTCAACCCCATCCCTCAACGAAAATCAACCACTCCTGCGGACGCTTCACCTCAAAGTAGAAGCGGACGGCGCGTGCCGCTCGCCGCCAGCGAAGACCGTTAGTGGTTTCGCTGACGGATGACAGTGTATAGTAGAACTATACCGCTTGTCAAGTGAGACTATACACTTTTTGCAATTTTGCTCTCGGTACGATATTATAGGCAATCAGCAGACGCAGTAAGGTGCTACCTCTCGGCTCGGATTCGCCGGTCTCGTATTGTGAGACCGCCCCTTTTGTAACCTTTAGTAAGTCGGCAACTTGCACTTGAGTGAGTCCGGCTTTCCGGCGTGCCTTTTGTAACTTTTTGGGGTCAAGTTTGATCTCCAGAAGATTATCCATAGCGGGCCAATTATCCCTACCTCCCTAGGCGAAGTCAAGTAGCACTATACAGAAAAAAGTAGTCAAACTAGACAAGAAGGAATGTATAGTGGGACTATACCTATGAGCAAGGATAAGCAGACTTTCGGGCAGTGGCTGTACGCAGCGCGTCGTAGTAGGAAACTGACGCAACAGGGTCTGTCGGATAAGACGAACGGTGCGGTGAGCAAGGCCTACATCAGCTTATTGGAAACTGACCGGCTCACGAATAAAGGGCGGGCACATCAGCCTAGCCAGGACGCCTTGAAGGCGATAGCGAGGGCGCTGGATATTCCTTTAGGTGAGGCGATGCAGGCGGCGGGATGGGACATTACCTTGCCAGTGAAACACATGACCCGTGTTCATCGCATTGCGGCATTGTTCGAGCAGGTTCCCGAAGTCCAGCAAGTCACCTTTGAAGAGGATAACGATGAGTGGCTTGGCGTACTTGAAAACAAAATTAAGCGGCTCGTAGAAGAGCCATAATATCACCTGTAGTATCACTTGCTGGATTGGCCTTACAGACAGGAGGCCACCTTGAAAACTATTCCTCAACGCCTATGCAAGCTCGGCTGGAACCGGCGCGTCCTTACCTACGCTGATTTCGAACAAGCCTGCGAAGACGATCAGATCACTGTCATTACGAAGCATCTGCCCGACGACCTGGGGCAGTACCGCATCGAACAGAGCAGGGAAGTGATTACGCTCGACCGCGCATTGCACGACCCGCTGCGCGTCTTCGTTGCCTTTCACGAGTTTGGTCACGCGCTCTATCACGTGCCAGGGCATTACGGGTTGCACGCGAAGACCGAGCTTGAGGCTGACGTGATCGCCGTGGTGGCGTTGCTGCCGCGACCGTTACTTTACAAGTTATCACCCGGAGAGATTTCCGAAGCGCTGGGCTATCCACTCTCGCTGATTGATGAGCGGTATAGCATCTTGCGCAACCTTCAACTTTAATGGCAATCAAGAAAGTCTACAGCAAACGACAGAAGGCGCACGTCTGGGGCTTTGACGTGTGGGTCGGCGGTCGGCGCAAGCGTGACTTCGCCTTTGCCACCAAGCGCGAAGCCGAAGACGCTGAGGCGGCGCTCAAGCTCGCTGCGCGGGCCGACAAGTACGGCCTGGCACGCGAGCGGGTGAAAATTACCGTGGCCGATCTGGTCGAAGCCCGCGCCGCCGCCTTGCTCGCCGCTGAGAAAGAAGGGAAGGACTGGAACCGGCGGCGCGCGGTCAAGGTGCTCCGCGCGTGGCTGAAGACGCTGCCCGCCGGTCTTGCGGTGGTTGAGGTAAAGACCGCGCACGTGAGCAAATATCTTGAGCAGCGGCGACCACACTTAAAGCAATGGTCGCTGATCCACGAACTCAGCCACATACGTTCCTGCTTGAGCAGCGCGCCGAATCACTTTCCCGGATTGCAAGACTACCAGCCGCCGAAGATGCCATCGCTGCCTGCGCCACGCCGGGGCCGCGAGCGCGTGCTTGAGCCTGAAGAGTTGGAGAAGATCCAAGCTCAACTGCGCGCGCCCTGGCCGCGTGCATCCGCGCGTGATTGCAAGCGCCGTGCGGTGTTGGCCGACTTCCTGGAATTCCTGGTGCTGACTGGGATGCGCCAGGGCGAAGCCGGGCGGCTGCGCCAAGCCGATGTCAATCTGCGTTGGCATACGGCGCGCGTGGAGGCGACGAAGACCGACACGGTGCGCACCGTCCATTTGAACGCGCGTGCTGAAGAGATCGTCAGACGACAATTGGAAGGGAATCAGACTGACTGGGTGTGGCCGAACGAGCAGGGAACTGGCTCTTACAAAATCCATCGCACCGTCTTGAAGAAATGGTGCAAGCGCGCGGGTGTCGTCTATGGTAATAACGTGGCTGGTGGTTTCGTCCCTCACGACTCGCGCCACACGTCGGCAACTGAGATGCTTCGTGCTGGCGCAGATCTCCCGACCGTTGGCGCGGTACTTGGCCATTCAGATATGACCATGACGATGCGCTATGGTCATACCTCACCCACTCAGCAACGCGCGGCGATTGACAGGCTTGCTGAGTATGGCGTCCATTTGGAGTCTAAAGTTCGTCTAAACGACAGACCGCTAACGGAGTCCCAGAGCGGGCAGAGCGAAGCCGAAGCACTGCGAAAAACTTCCTAAGTCACTGTCTGGTTTGCTTTATCTTGTCACCGGTAGACTTAATCGAATAATCCAACCAGCCGCGCTCGTTGCTGTTCTTGCTACGGGCGAGGAATCTGGCTGAATTTCTCACGCTTGCAACCTCAAGCAGCGCAGCGCCTTGCGGACAGGTTTGGCGTTTGGTCTGGCAGCGCGAATGATTGGAGTCTATAATTCGTCCACAAAATTCCTTGCTTGTGCCCATGCTTCTGTGATATAGCGTGCTCATTCTGGAGCATCAATGACACACTTACTCACAAACCAAAAGGCGAACACACTTGAACGAACCTCATGCGGAGGCTGGTGCCGCTCGTACAATGTCGCCAGTAGAAATGCAGGTTGCTTTTGAGAAACTGACCAAGCGCGTGCTCCAACTTGAAGACGAGCGCGCGCGTGAAAAACAACGAGCAGAGAAGCGGCGCGCGGCTTGGCAAGGCGCGCTGGGTTGGCTCAAGCAGCTTGCTGAAAACTGAATAGGCTTTGATCCTGGATTTTGGCCGCCGTTTGACTGGTTTGATCTCAATGAGATTTTGCTGGTGAGACGGCGGCTTTTGTTGTTTTATGGCCACTGTAAGCGCCGCACAACTCCGTCAGATTTGCCCGCGCCTCAAATTGGAGGCAGCGCAAACCTGGGTGCCTTTTCTCAACGAGGCGGCGGCTCGGTTCGATATTTCAGCCAATGCAGACCGGCTGGCCGCGTGGCTGGCCCAGGCCGCGCACGAATCCGGCGAATTTAGCAAGGGCCGCGAGAATATGAATTACACCTCAGTGGCGCGCATCCGTGCGGTCTTCAAGCGCGTGAGTATGCCGGGGGTGCATCGCCGGACCAATCCTGAACTACAAGCCTATGTGCGAGCGCCGGAGCAGTTCGCAAACTTCATCTACTCGCACCTACTCGGCAACGGCAACGAGGCGAGTGGCGACGGCTGGGCATATCGAGGTGGCGGTAGTATCGGGCTGACCGGGCGTGCGCAATATCGGGAATGCGGTCGAGCGATTGGGTTGCCACTTGAACAGAAGCCGGAATTGATCGAGCGGCCATTGGCCGGCGCGCTTTCGGCGGCGTGGTTCTGGCACAAGCGCGGCTTGAACAAGGTGGTGGACGAGACGGAAGGGGAAAGGGAAACGCGGGAGGTCACGCTGCTAACCAATGGTGGATTCAATGGGTTGGCTGATCGGCTGATGTATGCGGAGAGGGCTGAGCAAGCGTTCGGGTTGAAATGAGAGATGGGAGTATCCAGGCAACTGAGGCGGACATCCGACGGCATAGGGCTGAGTGTTGGAGTCCTAGCTGTAGGCGCCGGGCTTGGTTTTGTAATTGGTGCGGGTGGCATTGGTGCTGGTCGCATGCTTGGCGTGATCTACGCTGGGGTGGTGGCTCTTTTGGTTTTGGACTCAGGACGCTGCGGTTGAGATGGCCGTTTTAGTTTGGAGCAAGCGTTCGGGTTGAGGTAATAGGTGAACAATGTCAGACATCGAAGACCTGCAGTTAAAGCATCCGGAACTCGCAGCGCGGCTGATCGCCTTCGCGCAAGAACTGGCGCCCCTCGGCGGCAGGCTGAAGATTGACATGCCGGGTAATTATCCCGCGCCGCAGTCTGCCACTCCCACCCCAAACGCTGACCGGGCTGTCCTGGCGGCTCAGCCCGCCAAGGGCGAGGTGACAAAAGATCAAGCCGCTAGCTGGGCGCGGGCCGGACTCACGGCGGTCTCGTCTGCCGTGGCTATGCTCGGCGCACTGGGGTGGCTTGGCTGGATCAAGCCGGAACACCTAAGCACTTTGAATAATCCAGCACTGGCCGGGCTGTTGAGCGGTGTCATCTTTGCTGCGGCGCGGCTGTGGAGTTTGTATCAGAGCAAGAAGAAGGCAACGGAGAAGTCCCAAGAGGTCACGACTGCTCTACACACGTCGCCGCTCAAGGCCGACGAGACGCCGGTGAGCGTGGAAGAAGTCAAAGCTAAAACGAAAGAAGTTGTGCAACAAGCTCAGGTAAGTGATAACGCGGTGAAAGGGGAAGGGAAATAACCATGCCATTTTTTCACGGCTGGGGATGGTTCAATGCGGGCGCGGCGCATTCAGTAAAGGCGCGCAGGAAAGATCGCAACAAGCGCGCGAAATCCCGCCGCGCAATGGTCAAAGCTTCAAGAAAGGGAAACCGATGAAAGGAAAAATATACCGGCTGCGGATTTGCCGCTGGCACTTTGCGGTTAGCTTTGGCCACTTCACATGGCGTCACTGGTCACAGAAGAGTTGGCCTCTGCCCGCCGGATCATTCGCCTTTGGTTTTGGCTGTCTGACTTATATGCGAGGTATTGCCTGATGAAACGTTATTTACTCTATCTCGTGCTGGCGCTGGCGCTGGCGTCGCAAACGGCCTGCCCATTTGCCACGGCCAATAACGCGATTGACAACATCCTGCTCAACACTGAGCGCGCGGCTCGTTACATTGATCGCAGCAGTGAGATGGTGCATGAGCTTTACTGCCCGACTTGCGAGACGCACTTTCTCAAGAAAGAGACCGAGCTACAGCTTCAACAAAACCTGCTGACCGCGCAGGAAAAGCTGGCGCGAGCTTATGGCGCGCTACGGGCCTCTGGCATTGATACCGGTAAGATCACGCTGACGCCGGCGCGGAAAGCCGACATCGAGAGCAATCTGACCGCGCTCAGGGTCGGGCTGCCGACGGGGAGCGAGATCGGCCCTGGCACTTCGGCGTCTGCTAAGTTGCAAGGCATCCTCGCGCCACTTGATCGAGCGGTCAGCGATGTTCTCTTGCAATTGTCGAAAGTGAAAGTCGCGCAAGCTGGCACGACCTTTCAACTCTCAGCCGCGCAGACGATGCGCGTGCAGTCTCGAATTAACCATTACGTCACTATTGGTCTATTGCCTATATCCACGACCGAGGAAAAGGCGGAACGATGAATGTAGCATTCTTAGACACGCTAGGGTTGATTGGGCAAATTGCGGCTGGCTTTCTGCCGCCTGGGATCAGTAGCAAGGTTGCCAATGCTATCAACCTCGCCATTGCTGGCATTCATGACGTTCAGTCGGAGATCGCAAACGAAGCGCGCTTGCGTGGTATTCCGCCTGAACAGCTACACGCTCAATTGATTGCTGAGAATGATGCGCTGATGGCTGAGAGCGGCCAAGAAAGCGTAGCGCAGCACATCCGGGATCGGATTGCTGAGACTCAAAGGACGACGCCACCTGTCGCACCGCAGACTGTTCAAAAAACGCAAGGGCGAAAGGCGGCGCGCAAAAAGAGCAAGTAGCACGCTGCTGAAACCTGGCCCGCACTCTCCGCAAGGATTGATGTGGGGTCTCACAATTCATAAGGGTTCTCTTCGGAGCGCCGAACTTGTACACGCTAGGATTCGTGTGCGCGTTCGGCCTTCTGTTTTTATGGCTCGCTCATCTCATTACATCCAACTGCCCAACGGCTCACGCTCGACCATCAGCGCCAAACGCTGGCAGGCTTACGTTGCCGCCGGCTTACTGGTCGTAGTTGATCAAGCACAGCGCCGCGCTCGCTTGCGTGATTCGCTCGTGCAGGCGCGGGTGGTGGCTGGCGAAATGGAACTCTTTGAGGTAGGCGCGCGGGTGAAGACGAACGCGGAGGTGATTGACCGCCTCTGGTTACTCTCGGAAGCCGGTCGTCAGAACCTCAGCGAGGCAGAGCAACACCGCGTTGCCGCTATCCGCCGGCAGTACGGTGAAGACACGCGCCAATCGCGGCGTAGTGACGCACCGGGCACGCGCGCTGCTGTCGCAGAGTATCTGGCTGACCAGCGCAAGCGTCGCATTCAGGCTGAATTGATCCGCTCAACGCGCACACAGATCGTAGTGCGGCGGGAACTGCTGGGCGCTAAACCGGAACTGGAGAAGGAGATTTATGCACGCGAGGCTGACACTGACAATCTGCTTGCTACTACTGCTGACTGTCCCCGCCCTGGCACAGCTTAAAGGTGACTATGTCGGGTCGTATGACGGCGACCAGGTGAAAGCGACGGTGGGCGTGAAAGGCAAAACTGTGCTGCGCATCTACCGCTTGGCTGCAATAGACGCGCCCGAAGTGCGCGGCCATCAACCCGGCTGGCAAGAGTCGCGCGATGCGCTGCGCTCAGGGCTAACTGGCAAGAGCGTGACGATTACGGTGCGCGGGCGTGACACGAAATGGCGGCGACCATTGGCGGTGGTGACGGTGGATGGCGAAGACGTCGGGCTAGCGCAGGTGCTAAATGGACACGCCTGGTTCTATCGGCAGTATGCGCGCTCACTCACGCCTGAAGAGCGCACGGCCTACGAGGCAGCCGAACTCGAAGCACGCCAACAGCATCGCGGGATTTGGCAGCAGGCGCGGCCCGTCCCACCGTGGCAGTGGCGGAAAGGAAAAGGGCGATGACGCAGGAAGAGTTTGATAACCTAGAACAGGGCGATGTCGTTAGAGTCGTGCTGACCGATGATGAGTTGGTGGTGATCGGGCAGCCTGGCTTTGGCGGTGTGGGAGCGCTGCGTACTGTTGTGGATTTGGTCAATCCGCAGGCTTTGGAACTCGTCGCTAAAGGTCGGTTCAATTTCGCGCGGCAAGGGGCTGCGGCCAAGAGGGGAGCCGTAGCTGGTTAGTCCTCTGCGGCTATTTGGCAACCGCCTTCTAGTCGCACGTCGCCATCCCGGTAGGTGATAATCTTGCCTTCCGCGCCGCAATCAAAGGTGACATCGCGGCGTGTGTCGCCATTGATCTGTTCGTTGATTTGGTCAATCACGAAGTCCGCCCCGCAATTAGGGCAACGGGCGTCTTTCCAGCTTGCTATTGGAATCATGCTTGCTCCTTATCCGTGTCCCGAAACGTGATGCTCCGCAGCGCGTTGCTCATTGTTGATTTGCTCACGCCCGCTTCTTTGGCGAGCTTCGTTACGGAATCGCCCGCACCGTTCGCCCAACGCTTGCGATAGCGCAGGACGGCTTTCATTGTGAGCTTGGCCATTGGCGCACGCTCACCGCGAAGACTGGAATACTTGGGCGCGTCTTCTGGCAAGCCTTGCGCAGTTCGCCGGTAGCGATTCATGTTGCGGCGGTTTTGAGTGCGCCGCCGCTCGCGCAATTCGGATGTGGTGTAGATTTTTGGTTTTGGCATTGGATGCTCCGGTCGCCCCGCTGCCCCGTCCGTTTGCTTCATTGCTAACGTGATAATAAGATACCACACCCTCACGAACAGTGCAAGTTTTATTTTCAGTAATCAGCAAAATTCTTTAGGAGAATTCGTGAAAGTTTTATTCTTGGCTTTATTGAGTCTCTGTGCTGTCTCCGTCCACGCCCAAGACCGCTACGCCGACTTGCAGCGAGGGCATCCCGGCGCAGTAGCTGAGTGCAGGCTTGATAAATCGGCGGTGTCGTCGCCGCAGCCGGTCGTGCAGTTCCAGTGCGTAGAGCGATTAGGCGAGGGCCAGTACGATTGGTTCTATTTGGAAATTGCATACGACCGCTTGCCACAATCGTGGAAAAAATCTCTATCTAGCCGGGCGTATTTCTATTTAGCGCGCGAAGGTGATGATCTGGTAACTATCCAGGCGGGGCCGCTGACGGTCTGTGATCCTGGCTATGACCGAGGCGGCTATAATCGGGCTGGCCCGCCTGCTTATTGCAATAGCCAGTGGCTAACTCAGGCTGCTGAGCAGCACGGGATACCGCCGAAGACGGCAGAAAATACTTTGGTGATGAAGCTATCGGAGGAAACTATGGACGAACAACTCAAACTGCAAGTCGAAGTGCTCTTGAGACAATATCCAAATACGCCACTGGCGCATTATCTAAGCTGTGCCATCCAGGCCTACCAACAGCCCTCGTTCACTGAGGCGGTCACGCTGCGCAAGAACTGGCTGGAAGACGTAGGTGCCGATATACGCCGTTGGGCGCACGTCCACGCGCGAGGCTGAGATGAATCGTAGAGCCTTTGTACAACAGGCTTCAGTGGTGGCGGTTGGCGCGCTGCTGGTTCCAAGCTTGCCCGTGGCTGAGTCTGGCGTTGATTATGGGCGTGGCATTGAGGCTGCAATTGAATCTCAGCGCGCCATCAACACACTTAGGTCGTTTTGGATGGCTGCTGAGTCGAAGGGGGAGTTTGTGCACACGAAGCTGAAGTCTTTGGGTGCGAAGAGGATTACTTGAGATGCCAGCGCGCGGCAAAACCAAAATCAGTAAAGAGCGTAAAGCTGAGCTGGTGGCTCAACTCCCCGCCTTTGGGGGCTGCGCTGCCGCAGTTGCCCGTGAGTCAGGGATCTCGCCCGATGTGGTCGAGCGGGCCGCTCGCAATCCTGAGATAGCGGCTTTGGCGGGCATAAAAAAGGCTGAGCTTGCGGCTGGCTTCGCCTCGCTCACGCAGAAACTATTGAGCCACTACGAGTTATTGGTCGAGCGGGCCGACCTAGACAATAAAGGCACTACGCTGCTGGGAATCGTCGCCGATAAGGCGCTGCTTTATGCTAATGAGCCGACGCAAATTACCGCTACGGCTGAAACTCTAAGGCAGCTTGCCGAGGCCAAACGTAAAGAACTGGGGGACAAAGGTTGGGAGCCCAGCAAAGCCGACGAGCTAGTCGCGCAGGTATACCCAGAGGTTTCGCCGCTCGTGCAGTGACTGAGTTTGAAATTGAGTTAGAGCGAGCCAAAGCTGAGCGCGAGCGGGTGCTGGTGGCGCAGCTTGGACGCCCACGCTGGATTCCACACACTCCAACGCCGCGTCAAAAGCTCTGGCTTGACCTGGATTGCCGCGAGGCGCTGTACGGTGGAGCTGGCGGCGGCGGGAAGACAGACGCCATCCTGATGAGCCATCTGCGCTATGCAGATACTCCTGGTTATTCCGGGCTGATTATGATGCGGACCTACGCCGATCTGTCCAAGCCAAAGGCCGCGATGGATCGCATGGCCGAGTGGTTGACCGGTACAGGCGCGAGATGGTCAGGTGAAAAGAAACAGTGGCGCTTCCCATCCGGCGCGGTCATCAGCTTTGGCTACCTCGCTAGCGATCAGGACAAGTACAACTACAAAACAGCGGAGTACCAGCAGATCACTATTGACGAGGTGACGCGCTTTCCGCTGACTGATTACGAGTTCTTGTTCTCGCGCTTGCGCCGCTTGGCCGGTAGCAATGTACCGATTCGGATGCGCCCGACCTGTAACCCGCCTGAGGCCAGTGAGCCAGGGTACTCGTGGGTTAAGGCGCGATTTATCCCGCAGGGCTGGCGACCGGCATGGGCTGAGACGACGCGCGTTTGGTGGAAAGAGGGGGAGGACGGGCGCGGGCGGAAGGTGCAACGTGCTTTCGTTCCCTCGCGCTTGGAAGACAACCCGCATCTCGATCAAGAAGCTTACGATGATTCTCTGTCCGAAATGGATAAGGCGCGCTATGCGCAGATTCGTAAAGGTGATTGGGATGCGCAGCGGCGCGGGAATATCTACAACGATTTCACCGATGGTTACAACGGCCATCACGTTATTACCTGGGAGCAGTTCGAGGCGGTCTTCGGCGTCCCTTTTATCCCGCATCACTGGAAAGGGAACATGGGGCAGGACAAAGGTTACAGTCCTGACCCCTGCGCAACGCTCTGGAATTTCACCGCAGCCGAGAATGCGCCGGTTGCGCATAGTGTACCACTCGCTGGCTCGATCTTCGTGCCCGGCATTCTGACCTGTCGAGAGAAAGGCGTGTCGCAGGTTGGCGATGCGATCATCGAGAAGGAGCAAATGCGCGGCTGGTCAGGCCAGGTCTTCGCGCGCTATCTCTCACACGAAGCCAATGAGTGGGAGGCGACCTACAAGCGGGAAAAGAAGCTGAACTTTCAGCGCTGGAAGCCGGGCGCTGATTTGGGCATTGGCCGGGTGCAGTATCAACAAGAGATCAAGCACCTGAACAAGCCGCATCCGTTCAAGCCGTGGCTGATGGGGCGACCGAATTACTACCTGGTCGTGCCGAATCAGATGCTCGACGGCTACACACCCAGCCTGGAAGACCCAGATGCTGACGAGGGCTTAGGGCTGCTGCGCGCTGAGTTTTTGGCCTATCGCTGGGTGGTGCCGAATGTAACTGAGCAGCGCGGTAGTACGAAGATCCAGCCATACGATTATTTCAATCACTATATGGATGCGCAGCGCGGGATTGCACAGATGTGCTTTCCACTCGTCGCCCCGCGCACCCAATACGAGCAGGTGCAAGAAGCCCTTCCCCCAGGCTGGCGCGACTCTGATCTTTCAGTGCTCCCCTGGCAGGAGCGCGACCTACGCGCGCTGGCACGCCAGGAAACACTGGACGATCTCAAGCAAACCATCGCCAATCGCCACCGGCCACAGGTCTATGATGAATGTGTGACCGACAGCGGTGAGATTGACGCCTATCTATGAAGGAGCAACACAATGATTTTGATTACCGATCAAGAATTACGCGAGCGGCTGGTGGACAAGGCGCTGCCTGAGGCCCAACAGCTTTTGGAGATGACCAGATTGCGGCAGGCTGCCCGCTTGCTGGCCGATGGGCGCAAGCCAGGTGAATTGACGGCGGCTGAAGCTGAAGCTGCCAAGCGCGTGCTGACCGTCGGCCCGGTGGTGCTGAGTGATGAATATCCCAGGGTGGGCACCCCGGCTTTTGATAACAGGGGCAATGAGGTCAAAGAAAAACTGCCGTGCTGGGATGTGGCGGAGGTGGTTAAGCCGGCAGCAAAGACTGGTGAGAGCACGCTGCCACCGCCAAAGACCGGTGATGGCAAGCTGCCACCGCCTGCTACTACTGCGCCAGGTAAACCCAAGGCGTAGCAGCTTGTGGCATGCGCGGTGTTTCTGGCCAAACTGTACGGCTTCACCATTCGGCCAGTGAATTGGGAGAAATGAGTAGTGGTCACCTTGATCCCGGTAGGCAGCGAGCCTTTTGAGCCCCCAACGTGTGAGCAATGCAAGAGCGCAGGCGTTCGCACGCTGTTTAAGGGGCGGTGCTTGTTCTGCCTTAACAGTCAAGAAGCGCAGCAGTTTGCTGATATATGTGAACGGGTCGTGCAAGACACGGACGTTATCAAAAGGAGATAGCTATGTTTTCAGGACACGAAGAATTCAAGAATCACATTCCGTCTGGGCTGGCGATGGTCAATCACGTGACGGACTATCTCGGCTCGACCTATCACGCGAGCGACACCACGGTCGCGGGCTGGAAGGCGACCAACAACACAGGCTTTAGTGCGCTGCACGAGGCGGACAAGGCCAGCAACCAACCAGTCAATCGGTATGTGGATAACCTGGCCGCGATGGACATTTACGACGCGACGGATATTGCGGCTAGCGATACCCGTGCGGCGGCGCAAGCTATTTTCACGGCTTACGACCCATCGCTCCCGGCTGGTTTCCACGGCTCGCGCGCTCGCTAGATGTTGACGGCTGTTCTGATTGGCGTTTGCCTGGCTGTCGCGTTCGCTGCCTGCGCATCACTCATCTGTTTTTTGCGCTCCGACCGGGATTACTGGCGCAAGGAATATCAGGCGAGAGATGCGGATGCGCGGCGGCGCGAGCTGTGGCTGTACGACCAGTTACTAGCTGTCAAAGGTTTTAGAGTGGTCGGTCAGCCTCTGACACCGCAGGCGAAAGAGCAGGCAGCATATGCGTCGGCGCTCAGTGAGGACGATCTAGCAGTCTTGCGCGACCGGCTGCGTGAGCGTGAAGAGGCGGGGCTGTGGTCGCCGCAGGAGTCACAGCAAATAGTCGAGGAAGTACAGAGCGGACGGCTGACCTTGGCAGGGGTTGAGCGGGAATTATGGACACGGCAGTTGAATCAATATCAGGGCAGCGTGGCCGGGCAAATGTGATGAGCGGGGAAGAGATCGCCAGAGCAGTAATTGAATTAGCCCAGGAATTTTGTGGGCGCGCAGGTGCGATAGTTCCGTTGTCAGTGGAAACCGCATTGCGCGATATTCGGCACGCGTTGGAGCATGAGACTGAATTAGGGCGGGAACTCTATCGTTTGCGACAGCAAAAATGCGAGGAACTCAAGGGTGTGCAATTAGATAGAGTCGGCTGCCTGGTATTGGCGCGTTCTCAGAAAGATGCAAACCGCCCAACTAACACAGAACAACTTAATCCGCATTCATTACCAGCCATGTCACCCAAACTGCGTGACATGGAAGTGGCAGAGCAGGCTGTCCTATCGGCGGTCTGCCTTGGTCGACCGCCTGATGAAGTCCGGCAGTTGATGGCGGAGGTGAGATCGGCGCGCCTCCGCTGGCTGGAGTCGCTGTTGCGGCGTTCAAGGGTCGCGTAAGAATGCAGACTGCTGCTCAACCTAACCTCGCCCCCGCGCGTGAAATAGCCGCGGCCAGAATGGAGCGGCAATTCAAGCCGCGCCGTCTGGTAGATGTCTGCAAGGAGTGGGTGCAGGAACTGCGCGCCGAGGGGGAAACCCCGGAGTGGCGAGATCGGCGACTGTATAGTCAGCGGAACGAGCTGTACTATCGCGGCTATCAACGACTGCGGCAGGCTGACCTGACCAATGCGTGGCGCATCCTTGAGCCGAAGCCGATTCATTATACATATAATGAATTTCAGTTCTGGTGCAACGTCACGAGTGCTAAATTTGTGGCGAGCCGGGTGGACTTCAGGGTCAATGGCATTCCTGAACAGGATGTTGAAGACAAGGAAATGGCGGCGTCGAAGCTGCGCAATATCGGGCGCTATTACGACGGTAGATTCTGGAACCGCACCAAGACGCTGGACGCCAGCAAGCAGCTTCAATTCACGGGCTACCTGATCGGGTACGTGCCGTATAGTGAACGCGCGGGCGTGAAGGCTTACAAGCCAATCACGGAGCGGGTTTCGATCAAACTGGGCAAGGATGTGTATCGCTGCGCGGATTGCGGCGACGTAGGGGAGATTGATGGAAGTGGAACTTTACAACAAGAAGGTGCATGGGCTGCCGATAGTATGTCTGCCGGCGGAACCGGAGGGCTATCTACTCTGTCAGGATCAGGAAATGGGACAGGAGATTACAGTTCTCAACCTGCCTTCACTGAGACTGCTAGCACGTGTGCCCACTGCGGATCATCCAACCTCGCCGTCACCGAAATCCCCTCAGAAGAATTCGAGGTTGAAACCGGGCAGCAAGAGTACGACGCGGGCGACGTAGAGCCGCGCCTGTTGTCCATTTATGACGTGACGTGGTTTGCGGCACTGGGGCCGGAGCGCAGTTCGCTGCTGCTGTGGGAAGAAGACCACGACGAGGCAGATCTGCAAGCTGAGTATCCCGGCATCAAGTTGCCGGGTGGTGAGGCGCAGAACGACGGCATTCAAAAGAAAGAGCAGTTGCGTCGCTTTGAGCGTAATCCGCAAAACAAGCGCAAGACGCTGACTCGTCTCTGGGTTGAGCCGCGCCGCTATCACGACCTAGAAGAAAAAGAAGAAGTTCAGACGGTCGCAGGGATTACGTTCCCGGCTGGGACGCGCTGGTCACAAATGTTCCCGCACGGCATGCACGTGATCATGGTCGGCGACCTGATCGTAGATATTTACGCGGCGGTCAAGAATGACGACATCGTGGTAATGGATTATCACGATGTGCCGAATGGTGGGATGGCACAGGGTGTTGATGCGATGTGCGAGCCGCAGCGGGGCATGAATACCACGATGTCGCTGCTCAACGTGTGGATGCGTCATAACGCTGCACCGCGCCAGCGCTTCAATCCCGAGTTGATTGATGCGGCTGACATCAGCGGTGATCCGAGCCGCGCCATCCCGATTAACGCTGCGAACCTGGGCTTGCGCGATGGCGCGACCATTGAAAACGCCATTTACGAGCAGCCAGGCGCGCAGATTCCGGCTGGCGTGTTTGGGCTAAAAGATGAACTGCGTGGTTCGATCCAGTTTGCCGCCAATGCTACGGAGTTTGCTGAGGGTATGCCGGGTTATGATAGTCCGACCTTTGGTGCGGCCAAACTCGGCACGAATTTATCTCAGTCTATTTCAGGCGTCGTGCTTGGCAAGTTCGCCGACTTCCGTGTCGGGATGGTCAAGCGCACGCTCAAGAAGCTCAGGGCCTATTGCTGGGATGAACGGACGGTCGAATTTGCCGGGAAGTACGGAGCAGCGGAACTACTGACGCTTTCCGGACAGGAGATTCCTGACAGTTTCGAGATTGAAGCGGTGCCAAATTCCTGGCTGCCGCGCACGGCTGAACAGCGTCAGCAAAATCTACAAGGCCTATTGCTGGCAACGGGCGGCTGGGCTGGTTTGCTAGCAATGCCGCCTGAGATGGTGGCAGAGTTGTGCGAAACCTTTGACGTGCAACTCGACATCAATTTGATGCCGATAGCGATTCGCACGGTGCGGCTGCGGCTTAAGCAGATGGAAGCCGCGCTGCCTGCTTTGTTGCTGGTCAATCAGCAATTGAACGCGATGGGCGCGCCGCCGGTGCAGGCGGAGGTTGATCCCATGACTGGGCAGCCAGGGCTAGCACCACTCAGTGTCGGTCAGCAGTTAGTCGAAGTCTTGCAGCCGCCGTTCAATCCGCGCGAGAAAGGCTGCGGTGAGGCGGCGGAGTATATTTCGACCTGGTTTACGACTGACGAGGGGCTGAATGCAAAGCTCGATCTAATCGAGGCAATGGGCGCATTGCAAGATTTGTACATCCAGGCCGCAGAGTTGCAGGCGGTGGTGCGGGCGGGTGTTGAGATGGCAGGACAGCCTATGCCAATGCTGGATGCGCAGAATGCGGATGGTGCGCCGCCAAGTCAGAAGCAGAAACAGCCAGCGAAACCGCAGATGGGGGCGTTGGCGCAAACCGGAGGTTGAGCTGCAGATGCCCGAACAACAAACATCAATCGTCCGCGTGGAAGTGGATTACGCGGAGCAGCCGAGCACGGCTTACGCGAACTACGTGTCCATCTCGCACTCGCCGACGGAACTATTCATTGATTTCTGCCTGGTCGCCCCGCCGTACACGGTCGAACCCGATAACTCAATCAAGGTGCGGGCCTTTCAGCGACTGGTGATACCGGTACAGGTAGGTGCAGGCGTGGTTGAGGCATTGCGCGCACAGCTTGCTAAGCTGGCGGAAGAGCACGAGGCGCAGCAATTCCCGGAAGAGATTGGGGAGTGATCATTACGGAGATTCAAATTCGTGACAACCCAAGAAATCGTCATTGATCTGTGCGGCGCACCATTAAGTCAAGCCGCGCTGGACTATATTACCCAGACAGTCAGGCAATCGGCAGAGGACGCATCTGTGACTATCGTGTTGGGTCATGTGCCATCAGAGGGGTTTCCACGTTTAGGTCTTGTGGCAGACGATGAATAAGATGCCGTTACCTGATATTTTCAACCAACCGGACTACGAAGGATTGCCCAAGTCAGAGGTTGCGCGCATCGTGGCGCGCTCTATTATTCAGGCTAACACTATCAGGTGCGAAGTATGTGGTGGAACCTGCGAGTCTCAGGTAGGTCAGGGACTGGGCGGCTACTGTGACTATCAATGCTTAGGCTGCCAGCAGCGTTATATTTATGATGAGGGTTATCGGCTTGAGTTGACGCCTCATCAAATCGCATTGTTGAAGGTGGCCGCGCTCGGTTTGGAGTCAGATGCAAGCAGCACTGGGTCTGCACGTGTTGATGCGCAAGAGAAGGTGATATCAAGATGACGCGCGCCGAGGCTATTACAAAAATCATTCGCCATCTACTCGCCATCGTCAAAGTGTTGGCGATCTACGCGGGAGTGCAGGCTGCATTCCCAAAACTATTCGCTGAAAGTGCACAAGCAGTGAAAGACTAGCAATCACAATTTACTAGGCCACTCTCACACGAGACACGCCGCCAAGTTTTTGAGCGCCACCTAAAGCACGCGCTCAGGCTTGGCGGCTTTTTCTTTTTCAACACAAGGATTTTCAATGTCAGACATTTCTTCAATGGGTGCAACAGGGGCTGGCACGGCCCCTGCGCCGGCGGCTGACAACGCGGCGGCTTCAAATACCCCGGAAGCATCGGTGCAGTCAGAAACGAGCCTGGAACAGCCTGAGCAGCAGTTACAAGCTGAGGGGCAAGCAGAAAGCGCACTTGCGGAGTCGCCTTCCGCGCCAGCAATTGAAACCGAAGTCGAGCCAGCGCCTGAAACGCTGATTGACCCGGCTCAGTTGGGCGAAAAGGCTGGAAAAGCGTTTGCTGCGTTGCGTACCAAAGCTAAGCTGGCCGATGAACTCAGTGCTTTCAAGGCTACGGCAGAACCCATCGCTAATTGGGTACAGGAACGCGGCGGCATCGAGCCAGTCCAACAGGACGTGCAGATGCTCGATGCGCTATTTGCTCCCGAACTGGCAGGACGCGAGCCGTTCTATGACTACATAGGACAGCAGGGCGGCCCGGAAGCACTTACCCGAATGGCGCTGGATTTTGCCAGCACGCCTTTTGTTCTCGATCAAGCGTTACTAAATCTCGGTCAGGGTGCCGGTGTCACGCCGGACGATTTGCCTGCCTTGCGCGAGCTGATCGCTTCGGGTGCCTGGCGCAGCGTTGATCAGCAAGCAGCGCAGGCGTTCACGCCCGATCCCGCCATCCTGCAAAGCATTCCCGAGCATTTGCGTGAGACCTACCAGTCTCTGCCGCCCGAAGTGCGCGCTGATTTCGATCAGCGCCCGGAGAGCGTGCGTACCTGGGATTTGCAGCAGGCTTACATTGCGCAAACTGCGCAGCGCGAGGCGCAGCGGGGTAGATTGGCTCAGCAACGCGCACAAGAAGCAGCCGACAAGGCAGCTAAAGCCGAAGCGAAAAATCAAGCTTATGTATCTGTGCAAGGCATCGTGAGGCAGAAGCTTGCCAGTATCTTCAAGGATAACGAGCAAGCGATTGACTACACGTTAAGCGCGGTTGAATCGAAGCTCTACAGCAGCCCTAAAGGGGAGACGCTGTGGAACGAGTTGGAGGCGCATCTCGACGAGGGGGAAATGCGCGAGTTCAACAAGAAACTACCGCTGATTATTGCTGAAGCTGAGGCTATTGCGAGCCAGCAGGGTAAGTGGCTCAACGAACGCGAGGACAAGGCGCGCAAGTTTGACGATCTGATGCGGTTGGGATCAATGGATCAAATCGTGCAGATGGTGAATCAGTTGCGCGGCGCCGGACGCGACCCGCAGGGCGGGCAGCCGGTGGCACCAAATGCGAATGGCAACATTCCCCATCCTGAACGACGCGGCCAATTCGACCCGGCCAATATTGCAGCCTATGGCCGATAACTTCGGCCTTTTGCATTTAGGGGAATAAGAATGATTGGCACAACCACTTACAACAACGTTGAAGTGTTCCTGAACCAGCTTCAGGACAACGAAGTGCACGTCCAATATCAGGACGAGGCGACTTTTTGGACCAGCGTTGTCAGTCAGCTTCCTGGTGAATGGGTAAACCAGAAGGGTTACGAAATTACCAGTGAATTCACGCCTGACAACTCGCACGGCTATATCTCGGCGGGCGGCTCGAACCCGATGGGGGGTTCGAACGACTACGCCAAGATGTACGTCGGCTTTACGCGCTACCGCAAGACAATTGATCTCGATAACGATACCTACGCCGATCTGACGAGCGGCAAAGAGTCCACCAAGGTGGACTTCGCCAAGAAGCTCGCCCGGGTCAACGCTTCGGCCATCCGCGAGATGGAAGAAGCGGCGATGGGTGACGGTCGGGGCATTAAGGCGGTGGTAGGGAGCGGCTCGACCACTTCGAGTATCGTGCTGACGACCACGCAAACCACCACTCCGACCAGTTCGAAGGGGGCGGAGTTCCTCAACAAGAACCACCGCTATGCGCTCTACGATTCGTCAAACGCTTTGCGCGAGGCGAACATTGTGGCCTCGGCGGTTGCGAAGGGCACGTCGCCCACGCTGACCCCGCAAACGACGCTGGGCGTGACACCTGCCTCGACCGACTACCTGGTTTATTACGATCCAGGTTCGGGCACGTCTTGCAACCGTGTCCCGCGCGGCTTGGCTTATTTGGTCAATAACGGCTCAGGTCTGTTCCAGGGCTTGCTGCGTTCGGATTATCCCGAACTCAAGTCCATCGTGGAGGACTTCGCCGGGGTCAACTTGCAGCCCTCCGACATCATGCGGATCCGCGGCAAGAAGAAATACCGCAGCGGCACCAAGAACGGTAAGCTGAACTTGATTCTGCTCGCGCCGTCGCAGTTCGAGAGCTACAGCCGCAGCGGCATCAACTTCTTGCAGCTCAATGTCGGTCAGAAGTGGGACGGCACGGTGAACGAGATCGCCATGGGTGACGGGATGATCATGGAGAACGTCGTAGTTGATGAAGGCTTTATCTACTTCCTCAACAAAGGCGACCTCTACAAGATCGAGCGTCGCAAGTGGGGCTTCGTCAAGGACGCCACGGGCACTACCTTCACAAAGAAGTCGGGCACCAACGGCACGGGCGCTGATGGCGTCTATGCCAATCTGGGTCAAGACTGCAACCTCTACATCAAGGACCCGCGCTCACACGCGGTAGCGCAGCGCGTCGGCACAACCGATGTCGCAACGTCGGCCAATTCCTGGTCTTAAGGGATAGCTGATTAACACACCGGGGCGGGGGTAGGTCATCCCCGCCCGTTTCCCAGCAAGGAGAAAACAATGGCTATTGCAGTCACATATATTGGCCCGGTGGGGGAGTGTGCGGCGCAGGGCAAGAGCGGTGCGGACTTGTATCGTCTAGCCGGCGATGGCTCTGCGACGACCGTTACGCTGACGGCGCACAAGTCGGCTGCCGTACAAGTGATCAAGGGGATCATCACCTCACAATCGGTTAGTCATAACATCACCAGTGCGACCACCAACGCCGTGGCCCTCACCCTGGCGGCGGCCCTGGGCAACGGGCTGACCGGTGACGTGCTGGTCTGCGGCGACGCGGTGTAAAGGGGGAGTCATGCCAATCACTGGAACCAAAATCATGCCGGAAGGCGCGGAGATGGTGAAGGGCTATGCTGGTCGGCTCACTGAAGTCTGGCGACTGACTGGCGACGGCTCGGCCACCACCTATGCCCTAACGGCGCAATCCGGTCGTTATATTGAAAGCATTATCGGGATGGGCTTCACACATAATGTGAGCGCGGCCACCCCGTCGCTTTCGGCAACTCTGACCTTTGCGACAGCGCCGGGCAACACCCTGACGTTTGACGTGCAGGTCAATACACGCGAATGATGAACCTCTCCATTCACCCATTTGACCGTCTCCCCTTCACGGAGAACTATCCACAGCCGGTCAGTCTTCGGGAATTCAACCGCGAACTGGTGACGCTCTTCGGTAAGCATTTACCGACTGGGCAGCCACACATCCGCGCGGTCTGGATGCCGTCGCAACAGCGTGACGGTCAGGGGCGCTGGCTGGCGAAGGACTGGTCTCCCTATGGGCGGGGCGGTCATGGTGAATGGCGGCAGCGTTACTTGTACGCCTCGTCGCAGTCTTATCAAGAAGCCTACGACGAGGCGCGTCAAATTTGGGGCGTGTGGGAGGTGTGGAATGACATCGCCCCGCAGCGCTTCTGTGTTGAAAAGCTCATCCTGCCCGAATTCGCCCTACCGGGCTGGGATCGTCACACGACCAGTTGGGTGGACGCGGCGCACATGTTCCGCGTGGGCCGTGACGGGGACGGCGATGCCTTTACCGCCCGCAAGCCGGTTGAGGGATACTACGTGCCAATGGAAGGCGTGCAGCATCGGCTACTCAAGGGTGGCGTGATCGCTACGCACGACGACTGTTGTTGCGCGCAGGCGAAGCGTGAGCAGGTGATGTGTTACGGCAGCTATGCCGAGCCGGGGGAGGCGCATTTGTCGCTCTTCCGCAAGGCGGCTTGTGGGATGCGCTACGCTGAAAAAGCCATGAAGCTGGGGCCACTTTCGGCGGCTGAGCGCGAGCAGAAGCGCAAACAGTCGGCTGAGCGGCTAGAGCAATGGGAGGCCGGTGTCGAAGCGCGGCTGACCCAGCGTATCAACGAAGCCAGGAAGACGCATCGCGGCATGCTCTCGTCTGATCCGACGGTACAGGCCAACGGTGTTTATCACTGGCTGAGTGGACATAACAAATCGGGCACACCGAAGAAGGAAGAAAAAGCAACATGAGTACACTAGCAACTGCAATTGCCCAGGAAAGCCGCAGTCAGGGCATCAATCCGCTTCAGCAGGTGCCTATCGCAAAGCCGCTGAAGACCTTCAACCGCTACATCTGGCAGCCAGCGGAAGATATTCCCCACGAAGAGGCCACGCTGGGCTACATCACCACATTGCGCGAGATGGCCAAGCGGTTGCAGATGGACGTTCCAATCAGTGGCAACTTCGTTGAACGTTGCCGGATTGCCCCTGTGCTGCCCGCGCTCAAGTGGGACAGGTGGATGGATGTTCCGGCGGAACTGCGCAGAACAGGCCGCGACCCGGATGGACAGGGCAATTATCACGAGGCGTCGTACCAGCTTGAGCCGGGTGACATCTTTGATGGGTTCATGGCCGACTATAAACATTGGGGCTGTGTTGAGCTGATCGCACTACGGGGCATGGCGGTCGAGGAATTCATCGCCCTACAGATTGACGAGGCCTTTTTCCCGGAGCGTAAAGACCGTAGCGCGATTGGGCCAGACGGCAACCCGCTCGACCTCATTCCGAAGGCTTATTCGACACTGCGAGCGCGGATTGCAACCGTGACTGCGAATCCGCCCGTCAACGAGCGTGAGCGCATTTTGCGCGAGGTGGCGCGCGACATGCTGTTAGCGATTGATGTGGCCGAAGCCTTCGACACACAGTTGGTGGATGCCGAAGAGACGCGCACACCGTTGCAGTACAGCAAGCGCGGATTGCGTGCGCTTGACCGGCTTGAGCGCCAACGTCGTGACCACGCCATGAACGAGATGGCCAAGGTGCAGAAGGCTGCATTTGAGAAAATGACCGAGACTGCCCCCGCGCCAGCCGTAGGCATCACGCCGGACACGCTCGAAATGATCTTGAACCGGGTCGAAGAGAAGACGGCAGAACGCTTCGATGCGCTGGTGTCGAAGTTGAACCCCCCGCCGCCACCTGCAGAAGCCGTGCCAGCCGTAACCGCGCCGGCGAAACCTAAACCGCTAGCGCAGCCGAGCAAGTAATGCCTGTCTCCTTTGGTGAGTGTTTAAGTCGGGTAAGGATGCGGCTGTTCGAGCCGCATCCGACCTTCCCATCTGAGCCGCATATCTGGCGCGCGCTGGCTGACAACGCGCAACTCCTGTTTAACCAGGCGCTCAACACGCCGGTCAGTTGGCGCTTGCAATCAACTGATGTGAGTATCGGCCCGGGCATGGCAGAGATTATGCTGATCGCCGATAATTTCGGCAAAGATGTGCTGGCGCACACGATTGACCTGTCCGACCCGAACCACGTCGAGCGCCCGCTACGTCGGCTGTCAATGCAGTCATCATTGCTTGGCGGGGCTGATCCTTACGCGGCGGGGGGCGAGATTTCGGCGAATGGCGCACGGCACACTGTCAACACGTTGGTGTTCTACCGCAAGGATGGTGTGCCCTATATCAAGCCCCTGCCGTTACAGCAGGAGCAGTCGGCTGAGTACCGTATCTGGTATGAGAGCGCTGAACCGGAATTAGTGAGCGAAGGTAGCGAGTTGATTCTGCCGCAAGGCGTGCCACTGTTGTGCTTGATGGCTACCCGTGCGGTGCTGCCCGTGGCGCGCTGGTGCGGTTACAGTGATGCGCAAAACATGGAGATGCGCAAAAGCATCGCGCTGTCATTGCAGCCGGAGATTGAATTACACGACCGGGAGTGGCGCAAGCTGATTGCAACGGACAGGCAGGCGGGGCCGGTGATTATACGTGGCTTCGATGATAGTGCTTATGAATGGTAGGCTGACTCATGATTAACGAATCTCAAATCCGACAACACATCGCTAGCTTCCTTGCAGGGAAGGAGAGTCTGGCCGACTTTGAAGATTGGCTCGCCCGGAACTCCTGGAATATGCACAAGGACAGCGAGCAAAACGCACAAGATTTAGTCTCTGACATTGAGCTCCGTTTATCGGAATTTAGTAGCGGGCATCTATCTGAAGATGAATTGAAACAGGAACTCGCATCATTAGCCAATGAGATCAAGATGTCACGGAGACTAGGGGTCAGTAGCCCAGTCATTAAGACCGCAGCGAGTGCGATTACTTATGTCATATACGCCCCCGTGACGCATGTAGGTAGATAGGAAGTTCTTTGTTTGTAATATCAGATGGTTCCAATGGCAAAAATCGCAGTCGAGGCCGCGACTCAGTTGGGCGCGCTTAAGGGCGCGCAAGCCGCCTCGGCTGAGTCGAATTACACGGCGGCCTGGGCCTCGGTGCAATTTGTCAAGCCCGACTTCACCAAGACGATGATTGAGGATGCGGTGTTGGGCGTTATCACCGATGCCGTGCACGCCATTGCCAGCACGCGCCAACATCCTGAACGGGTAGATTTCAATCAAAACACGGCGTCCCTAGCCAATCGCGCGTCCCTGCCCGGCACAGCCAACAGCATTAAGGTCACCGGGGTGATGGGTCGGGTGAAAGACGCGGAGAACGGTGAGACGTTGCTGCCGGTCAGCCTGGATCGTGTACGCAGCTTCAACCGCCACCCTGCGATTTACGACGAAATGGCGACGTACTGGTATGCGGTGGACGAGGGAGCGGGAGTGATCGAGCACACGCGCGGCAATGTCATCATTGAGTGGCCTGCCTTCGAGCGCCCGACGTTTACGGGCGACATTCCGCTGCGCGACTGGCACGAATGGCACTTGGTGGACGGGGTAGTGGCGCGCCTATCTCCGAAAGAAGACATCTACGCGACCTTGCAGCAGGGTGCGCAACAGCGTTGGAATGATTATCTGGCGGAGATTGCAGCGGTGGGCGCGGCTGAGGCGCAGACGGCCACTCAGCGCGCGGCGGCGACACGATGAGTCTGCGCGTTTTTATTTGCACGGACCATGACTGTTACTGGCCAGTCGGGGTCGCGTCGGTGGTCGTCGCTGAGGACGAAGAAGGCGCGCGCGCTTTGCTTGATGCAGCGCTGGTTGGTCGTAATGGGCCGAAAGGTGGACTGCAACCGCATGCCGAATCGCCTTACACCTTGCAAGAGTTGGATGTGACTAGGCCTGGCGCGCAGATATTGCTTGACGGCGATTATTAACCATTATGCGCTACTTTATAGATACAGAATTCATTGAAGACGGAAAGACGATTGATCTGATTTCAATCGGCATTGTGGCTGAAGACGGGCGGGAGTTTTACGCGCAGAATCAAGATTGTAACTTAGCGCGCGCCAGTGACTGGGTTCAAGCGAATGTTTTTCCCTTTCTGGAAACGTTCGACATGTCAACCTTACAGCCACACAGGGATATGGATGACGACGTAGAAGGACGTTGGTATACGCGCTCTGCGATTGCGGATGAGCTTGTGGGGTTTTGCGAGCCTGCGCGATACGGCAAGCCTGAATTCTGGGGCTATTACTCCGCTTACGATCACGTCGCGCTTTGTCAACTCTTTGGCACGATGATGGATTTACCCAGGGATTGGCCGATGTACACACGCGACATAAAACAGCTACATGATTTTCTTGGCAATCCCACACTGCCAGAACAGGGCAAGGGCGAGCATCACGCGCTCGCGGATGCCCGCTGGAACAAGCAGGCTTGGGAATGCCTGCAACGCCTGCGAGTGAAGTCATAGCGCATGACTAAAGACCAGCTTATCGAGTACGCCAAGCGCCGTCTTTCCGCTGGAGAGGCCGATCCGCGGATTTGGCCAGAGAACGAGCTAACTGTGAGACTGTTTACGCTGGCGCGCTTTTTCGTGCTTGAGATAGCGCACGTGTCTGCGTTCTTTCTCGCTCTGTACCCAGGCGGGGTTTTGCTGCAATTTGCGATAAGTTTGCTTCTGGCTTGCTCGGACACACGTCCTACATGCTCTGGCCTTCCCTTGGCATCGCCAGATCGTGTTTTCTGGTGTGTACTCGTGGCCGTGGATACAGTGCGTTTGAGTCGCTTTTTTAGTAGCTCGCCAATTTACGCGCGACATGTTGACCTGTTTAGTCACAAGTTCGAGATGGGCTGGATTGCAGCATTTGCGGTTCTTGCATAAATGATCCATCTCAACATCGGTGCGTTGGCGCGTGCAAGGGGGTAAAGGCGCAACCAACCATGCGTACATCAGGCGATGTGCGCGGATTGGTTTTCGATGCCACGTCGCATGTCCATAGCCACCAGCATTAATACAGCCAGTCCATTCCCAGCAAGGGGTGGCATTAAAGAGCAGTGCAGTGCTGACGTGTATGCGACTGAACACGCTGGTAATTTGTTTCAGGGATAAATGATCTATTGTAAGATAGGCTTTAGTCATAAGGCGTAACTCCATTTACGTACTTGTGATGAGAGCCGCTCAAGGTATGATTCACTTTGAGCGGCTCGTTTGGATTATAGCACGATGACCAAATCCGAGTTAATAGAATATGTCAAAAGGCGGCTGGCTGCTGGAGAGGCCGATCCACGGATTTGGGCGGAAAACGAGATAGAAATTGCTGCCGCCGTCAACACGGCGCTGGGGCGGCTCGGCTACCAGGTGATGCGCGATGAGAACCTCTGCGCTCACCTACAGGATACCTACACGCTCGCCTTGAATATCAGTGGAGAAGGCGCGTTGAGCGCGGCGAGCAGCGTTTCAGGTGTCAACGGTGTGCTGCTGTATGAAAGTGTGTGGAACGGGCCGGTGCTGGACAATGACGGTCGCACGCTCTGGCCGCTGCGTCATTACAGTGACTTCTTGAGGCCGCAACCCGCACATCGCGGTTACTTTCATTTGCAAAATGGGCGAGTGCTGACACGGCGCGATGGCGCGCAGGTCAATTCAGCGCAGGACGTACAAGGCGCAACTTCGCCGCTGTCGTTTTCGGGAAGCTATTCGCCGAATAGTGTGGACGATGTGCCCGACGAGTTGGATGATCTGTTGATTGACATCTTGGTGGGTGTAATTCGGGGGAGTGTCGCTAAGCTAGCCAATGCCTCTGCTCCTTGATTATCCGGTTGCCTGCCACGGCGGTTACTATCCGAGCGCGCCCGCGCTGCCGCCCGCCGAGTTGCAGCATACTATCCGGGCCGGGCGCAACGTCTGGTTGCGGCTGCTCGGCAAGTTGCAGGTGGCACGTGGTCCCGCGCAGATTGCGGCTACCAATGTCGGCCCGCGCCTTTTCAGCATGCAGACTGACCGGGTGGCTTTTGGCGGCGCGCTCGTCTCTGACCGCATCCCTTATGCCGGATTCTTGCGGTATGAGCACGCGGTTGTCTTCTACCTGAGCGAGAACGTCAGCCAGAGCATTTACGTCAACGAGGTCGCGGCAAGCGGCTTGCAGACCTCGAGTGTGGCGGGCAAGTTGCGCATTGGGATTCCGGACGGGTCGGGGGGTTACACTTCTTACGACGCCGGTGTTGACCCACCGGTCTTGGCCAGCGGTGATGTCACGGTGGGAGCTGGCGGCACTAAGGCGATGTCGGGCGACACGGGTGTGTCGCTTTCTCACTGGCGGAGTATTACAGATGCCGTCAGCGCGCCATCGGCGACGATCTACAAAGCGGCTGCGCCGACCACTGCTGATCTGTTTCACGTGGCGTTGCCCGCGCTGCCTGCTGGCTGGGATGGCTTTGTGCTGGCGGGTACGCGCTGGGGCGACCGCAGCGGCGATGTCCGTATTATTCGTTTTGTCTATAAGACACCGCGCGGCACGTTCTCAGCAACCAATGGCAATGCCAATCTCGCAGGTGACGCGAATACGCGCTGGCTGAAAGACCTGCGACCGGGTGATGTGACCGACGCGGGCACGATTGCGACCGTGACCTCGGATAGTGCGGCTACGTTGACAGCGGGCTACGGTGGCACCACTGGCGCGGGTAAGACGATGACGCTGACCAACGTTGCCGCCGATTGGTATAACGGCGAGTTAGGCAGCTTGATCAATCGTGACGCCGAGAAGCCGGGCGTGGCAGCGGGGGTACTGGCTTACGCAGGGCGCGTTTATCTGTGGGGCACGGACGGCGCAAGCGGCAACCCGACCGGGCCGGGCATCCGCCCGCTGTTGCTGAATAATCCCGAATTCATAGACACAACCGTCATTCTGACCGAAGAGAAGGACGATCTGCTCAACGTCCTGACCGGCAATAACGCGATGTACCTGATGACCAACAATACGTTGGAATCAGTGACGTTCACGGGCCGGGAAGACTTGCCTTACGTCGTGCGCGTGCTGCATCGTCCCGGCTTCCGGTCACCGCTAGCAGGCTGTGTGTATAAAGACCGCTTCTACGGCTATAGCGAAAATCCGCTGCGCACCGTGCAGGATCAGAACATTGACTTGCAATTCGGCGCGCCGGTCTTCAGCGACATGGAGGGCTGGGATTCCAGTCGGGTCATCACCATGATTGACCCCAAGAATGAGGCCGTCATCTATGCGCACTGGGCAGTAGAACCGTCGGGCACGGTCACGACCTGCCTCCCGTTTATGCCGCAGTTGCCGGGTGATCCCTGGGGGCCGCCGCATCGTATTGCCGGGCGCATCATTGATTGGACGAATGCCGACGGCGAGTTGGCGTTTGTGGTCTACACGGGCGGCAACTTCCGGGTCTATCGCTGGGAAGGCGGAGCGGGCGCAAGTGGCGCTTTTGTCGCTACACAATTTCTGAACGCGCAGAATACGGCCATGCGCTTAACTGTCAAGAGCTTCACGTGGACGGGCAAGGCTAATCAACTGAAGGCCTTTTTGCTTGAGCCGGACGACACCATCCCAGATTTAACCGATGGGGCGGCGGACGAGACTTACACGCTGTCGGGCAGCGAGAAGTCGGAAGAACAGATCGGGACGCACCTGACCAACTTTCGGGCGGTTGCCGTGCGCGTGGATTTCCCGTCAGACGGCATGTGGGACAACTTAATGATGTCGGGCTACGGACTCGAAGAGCGACGTTAGGCGATGTTCCAGCTTGAAGGTGTTTATGATTTCCTCGCGGCGCAGGCGGCGGTCGCCAGTGAGACGGCGCAAGAGGCGGCGCGCAATAGCAGTTTTACCGTCACCGGCACGGCACAGGGGCAAGTAGCAATTTGGTCGGGCGCAGAGTTTCAGTCCGGGGCGTTGCTGGGCGACAGCAATGGCATCAGTGTGGCGCTGGTTACGTCGCCCGTCTTCGGCTTGCGCGTGTCGCTCAGTCAGAACCTGACGACGGCGGCTAGCCCCACCTTTGCGGGGCTGACGTTGACTGCGCCGCTGTCGGTGGGGAACGGGGGCACCGGCGCAAACAATGCCGCGGGCGCGCGCGGTAATTTAGGCGCGGCGGCGAAAGCGGCCATTACGGGTGCGACGATACCGCTGGCTAAAATCACCGGCGGCGGCACCGACGGCAGCATTACGGTCAACGCCGACGGAATCGTGACAGGGTATGTCGCACCGACGTGAGGACATCATTACGATTGAAGTGCTAGCGCCGGAGCAACTGCGGACGGTTTTCGACCTCGGCAACGCGGCGGCGCTGGGCTGGGAATGGGAAGCCTACCGTGCGGAGATGACGAAGCCCCATTGGGCGCACTACGCGATCTACCGGGCAGACGAGTTTTGCGGTTGTGTGTCGCTTGAACTGCGCAATGCGGTGAAAGTGCGCTACCACATCAGCAAGCGCCCGCGCAGCGTGACCCCGCGTCAAGTGCGCGACCTGCTTTGGGTAATTGGCGGACAATTATTTCGCGGGGGCATTCAGGTAATCGAAGCCATTATTGACCAGGGCAATCGCGCCTCGCGGCGGTTGGCGCTGGGTTGCCACTTACGCCGCGACGGTCAAACCGCCGAAGGTGAGCGGTTTTACATCACGCCTGAGATTTACAACGACATAGAAAACAATGAGCAGCAAGCCCAAACCGGTAACGCTTCCATTTGAGCGCAAGACCACCAACGAGTACGGCTGGCAGTCCCAGGATCCGAACAATCAGTTCGTCAAGGACTACATGGACACGCCCACCGGGGTTGATCCTGGCGCTGGTCGGCGGACGGATCTGCGCGAGCAAGAGGAAGAAGGCAGTTGGAACAGCGCTTTTACGTCGGGGCTACCGCTGCACGTGCGGATGCAAATGCAGGCGTCGAATAAGCGTAAGTTGCAATCGCAGGGCGCAGCGGAGGCGCAGCAGGCGGAGTATGAACGCAACTTGCTGGAATTGAAGAAGCGTGAGCGCTTGCTGCCACAGCAAATACTCGCCGGTAGCCATGAGACGGGTTATAACAGTCAGTTGCCGCAGAATAACGGGGGCGGATGGCTTGGCTCGACTATTGGCGCAGCGGGTAACGTTCTAGGTAGCTTAATCAGAGTCGGCGCGCTTTCGGATCAGGACATGAAAGAAAACATCAAGCCCGTTGATGGGGTGCTTGACCGCCTTGACGACTACCAAGCCAGAGAATGGGATTGGAAAGATGGCAGCGGGCACGATGTGGGTGTAGTTGCACAGGAAATGAATGAGGCATTCCCGGAGGCTGTCGTACCAGGTGATGGTAAGCGTCCCTGGATGGTTAAGCCCGCCACTGAAAATGCCATTTTGCTCCAAGGCTTAAAAGAGCTGAATGAGAAAGTGGACCGCAAGCTAACGGGAAAGGGAAAACGATGACAAGACGCATATTGCTCTCACTCGCACTCATTGGACTATGTTTCTGGCAACCTATTCGCGGCGCCGAAACCCGGCAAGACCGTTCGCTCAACGCCGTCACTACCGGCACGAGCATCGTCTATTCGATCAGTCAATATGACCGGATCGGGTTGTCGGTCATCTGGGCATCGGGTGTGACGGCGGGGGAGGTGGTACTGGAAACATCCCCCACCAATAACAGCGCGGCAACGTGGTCGGAGGCTATCAGCTTGAACGTCACAGCGGCGCCAACTCCGCCATCCATCAGCGCCGAGTCAATAGACATTGCCGGGACATTTGCGCGCGTGCGTGTGAGCACGACCGTGAGCGGCGGCGGCACGCCGTCGGCAACAGCCTATATCACAATGCAGAATACTGCGCGCTAGTCTTGCGGTTTTCGCCTCTGGCAGACGGGCGAAAAGTTGGAGCACGTAGTCTGCTAACTCACGGGGGATACTCCTTGATGACTGGGCACTATCTACGGGGAGAGTGGCAGTGCCCAGTCTTTTTACCCGTCACAGATTTCTACAAGTTCGGTCGCCACTGCTGATCGCTAATGGCCTGGGGGGTGCTTGGCATTGGTAAGAGGTGGTGGCGACTGAGATTTTCAACCCCACAGGTTGAGGCAGTTCCGGTCAAAGACACTGCCCCAACCCTAACCAGTTGGGCGCGTGGTGAACACGCCCAAAAGGCTGCCGCGCAAGGTAGCCGCTTTAGGAATAAATAGCAAAGACCTTTCACCTTCCCCTTTACCCGGTAATTAATGGAGGAGAGATATGGAAGCCGTAGTAAAGCGGGACAACATGCTCAACAGCGCCACTGAAACGCTGAAGATATTCCCTGGCCCAATGCCAAACGGGACAGGCGAGTTTGTTGAGCCGGAAGGCTCGGAGGGTGAAATGCCAGCCAAGAAAGAGGACTTTTGGAAACAGAACTGGTTCCAGGTTATGGTCTTTGCGGTGTCAATGGCAGCCAGTTGGACTTACTTCTATGCTGACAATAAGGTGCAAGCCTACCAGCTCCATGAAGCTATCGGCATTACTAAGTATCTCAAGGCTGAATATGACTCGCTGAAAAATCGTGTAGATAAGCATGACGCTTCACTGAATCTCTACGATGAAATCGTGAAGTCAAACAAAAACGCGGAACAGATGAATAGAAACGCAGAGCAAATGAACAAGAATATGGAGCGGATGCTTAATAATCTGGAGCGCCGCTCAGGAAAGCGACAATGAGTAAAACGATCACCCGACGTCTCTTTACCGGCGCAACCATTACCGGTGCGTTGTTGCCCACCGTGCGCGCCAAACCTTTCGGCTTTGAAGATTGCAAATACAAGCTGTGCAACTGTGAGGCTGAATCGCGCGGCCTAGACGAGCAGGCGCACAACTTGGCAGACCTCGGCGCGACCTTTATTGATCGGCGCGTTGCCGAGAATAAGCCGCTCGATGCGAGCGAAATTAAGCTTATTACGGAGAGCTACAAACAGATCGTGATGAATTCAAGGGCAAATCGCGACCTTGCGCAGAAGGTGGCCGATACACTAGCGCAGCCGTTTTTACCCTGAGTGAGAACGTTATGATTTTCTTTTCGATGAATGACCGGCAATTAAAACAGATCGTTGATGCGCTTGACCGGCACACGGCGGCGACGAACGGTTTAACGGCTGCTGTGCTGGCGTTGAACACGCAGGACGGCCCAACGCAGGAACAACTTGACAAATTGTTGGCGATTCAGCGGGGCACAAGCGAGAAATTGCAGGACGTGCTTGATGAATCGTCAGCGTAACGGGCAATCCTGCCCATTTTCAACCACGGGTAGTCTGCCCGTTTTTTAAGGAGAACTATTATGGCAAACACTTATGATGATGCCGTCCTTGCGGCTCAAGAGGAAGATCAACTCGTTGACGCGGTTATTGCGTTTATTCAATCAATCACCACAGGCGAAAACGTGCCCCCGTCGCTGAAGGCCAAGCTAGATACGATCATCAATCTCAACACGGCTGGTAAGAAAAAGCTGTCCGATGCGCTGACTGCAAATACGCCAGTCGCGCCGCAGCCGGTAGCTTAGACTTTGGCGCAAGGGGGACGCGCCAATAACGCGCCCGGTTGCTTTCGTGAAGGATGCAGCCGGGCGCTCATTTGATTTTCAAGGGGAGGGCAGATGTTTAATCAAGCTTTCTTTATTCGCATTCTCGTGGCCGCTGTTGTGGCGGTTATCGTTATTCTGATTGTTCCGGCCTTTCTGCGGCTGATTGGTTTTCCGGCGTCGAGCGATCTGCTGTTGATCATCAAGCTAGTAGTTGCGGGGTTGGCGCTGGTTTACGTGTTTACTGGCAGCAAGGTGATTCCTGGCTAATAAGGGTGAGGTAGTGCGATAGGCCATGGATGACATGCCGCAAGATGACGTAAAAGATATTGTTTCTTTGCGGCTGTTCTTTGAACGGATTCTCGAAGAAACAAACCGCCGCAACGAAGAGAGATTCCGAGCGCAAGAAACGGCCATCAATGCGGCGCTGTTGGCGCAGAAGACGGCCATAGATGCGGCGCTCGCTGCGGCGGATCGGGCAGTCACAAAGGCTGAGGTTGCCGCTGAAAAACGCTTTGAAAGCCAAAACGAGTTTCGCGGTCAACTGAAAGACCAGCAGGCCAACTTTGTCACGCGGGCTGAATTGGCTTCAATTGAAAAACGATTTGATGAAAAGATTGTCGCGCTCGAACGTGAGAACGATAACTTGCGCAAATCACGTTCGCTGATTGAAGGCGAAAAGGCGGGCAAGGAAAATCAGCAGAGGCTGTTTATGGTCGTGCTGCCTTCGTTGATTGGCGCGTTGATTTTTATAATTGCAACCATCGTGGCAGTTGCTTACGCGGTGCGCAGGTAGCAACGGCAATTCTAAAGTAACTCCGATGAAAAAGACATTGTTACTCGCGTTACTCTTGACGCTGGCTCTAGCTGTGCCTGCCTACTCGACAGACGTTACCCTTCAGGGCCACACGCTCACCACGTTACCGTTTGTCCCGCCACCCACCAGCCTGGGCCGCGACTACGAATTCACCGTCACTGTCACCAGTGGCAGCGCCCTCGTCACGATTACGACAGGCTTCCCCAGCCAGCTACTCGGTAAAACTGGGGCGACGGTTGGCATTAATGGCGTCACCTACCAAGTGACAAGTGTGCCGCCGGTTGCGACTGGTGCGCCCGTCGTTATTCAACTCAATCAACCCTACAGTGGTGTCAGCGGCTCAGCCACGCTCACGCTCTACAAGTGGGTCTGGCTGAGGATTCACGCCACACAGGCGTTTCGCCCCGCCGGTTCCACGCAAATCATCCAGGCAAGTGCGCCAGGCTCCGGTCTGTTTTATGCGGAGTACGCCGTCTCGATCATCAACACGGGCACGGGGAACGTAGCTTACATCCCAGCCATCACGCTGCCCGCGACCACCGACAGTTCAAACCCCAACGCGCGGTATGTGGTCAGGTTCTACAGCACGAACAACACCCCGCTGGCTTTCTGGCAGTGCCCATCGAGCGCAACTGAGCT